AGACACCTAAAATTTGCGTCATCGAATTAACCTGCGCCGGATTTTGCACCGGATCGAGCAGACCCAGAATTTGGAATTCAGCCGGGAGCTTCTGATCGACCAATTCGCCATAAACCTTAGTGAAATAAGAGCCGGTCTCGTCGCGTAGTTGATAGAATGCCTGCACCGCATCCGGTCCCTTAGCTTCGGTGAGGCTATTCACAATCGCCTTAGCTTGCGGAATAGAAAGAAGCTTGGCGTCTCGCTCCGAGAAGGAGACGCCCCGCGCGCCAGCGAGCATCTTCTGTTCCTCAATGGAAACGGCGAAAGCTCTGGTTTGGGCCGCAATCTTTTCCTCGCGCGTAGATTCTGGATCGGCCTTGACTGCATCGGCAACGCCATAGGCTTTAGCCGCTACCGGAGAGTATTTAATAACGAAGGCTGCAGAATCGCGTTCCGCCCTTGGCTTGACTGGCACAAAGGCATCAATGAACTCATTGTTGAGTTTCTCCTGCTCATCAGCCAGGCGCTTCTTGGTATCCTCTACCTCTTTCCACAGTCGCGCCGCGTCGTCCATCGGCAGCCCGGCTTCATTGCTGGCTATCGTCCGCCCCGTGACAATCCCAGCATTGGTCACCGCTTCCATGCTGGCTTGCATGGCATCGTCTGCCCAAGCGCGCATATCGCCCACGGATCCCCGCAATAGTTTAGGGGCAGAGTTGCGGATTTCGGTTTCGTTCAAAACAGTTGAAAGCGGCACGTCCGGGTCCGCCGTGACCACTGCTGCCGCCTTGTTTAGCCCCAATACATGCGCGAGATAAACCTCGCCATAACTAGGCTCTCGGCCCAAGATTCGTTGCAGGCCCTTCTTGTTGTCGGCCGTCAGCTTGGCACCGGCCTTCACTTGGTTCTCGACCGGATCGTCACTAGCATTGACTGCGCCAAGATAGGATTTCGCCGTGGCGTCGGTCATGTGGAACAGGCCGGACGCGCTCGAGGCACGCTTGCCGGTTCTCGGGTCGATGAAAGTCTTGCTTTGCGGGTCGAAGGTTCCAGCGGTTTCGCGGTGAGAGATGGCGAGCCCGAGCACCGTATCAACGCCCTCTGCCCTGAAGGCATCCATGATGGCGGTGCTCACACTATCAGCCCCAGGACCGGGTAGACCCGTCAATTGCGAGACAATGGCCTCTGCCGTCGCAACATCACCCTTGGCGAGGTAATGGCGAATGCCCTGCTCATAGGCATTGCGCCGCGCGGCCTCCTTGAAGCCGAGATATTTATCGGGAGCGACCACGCCCTCAATTCGGGAAGAAATTTTATCGGCGCGGGCAAGTCCGGTACCAATGTCACCATCTGCACCAACTAGCCTGCCGCTTTCGATCACGTCATTCTTGGCCGTTTCATATAGTTGCATGACACTACGGTCATGGTCCCGGTTGGCAGCGGATTCCATCGCCTGCACCCGGGCGCGCAAGGACAGCGCCGTAACTTTCGCCCTGGCTTCACCCGCAATGGTAAAGCCTAGTTCTTCCTCGGTGGCCTTGGTGTTGTCGTCCAGGAACTTGGCGTAGCGGGAATCTACATCGTCCAGATAGGCTTTGCCTCTTAATCGTTTCGGGTTGGGATTTTCGGCTTCCGACTGTTCAAAGCCGATGGTGGCCTTGGCACGGTTGAACTCCCATTTCTCGACCGCCAGATCTTCCTCTTTCTTCTTGCGCAGATTACCGAGGGTTTCGAACGCTTGGCCAATCTGCGCCACGGAATTGGCAAACATCTCCTGCGCGTTGGCAACAATCTGCCCGCCCTTTAGCGTAGCGTCGGCCACCTGGCTTTGCGCTTGACCGACTTGCGCCAGCGCATTGGCGGCAATGGTGCCGCTCTGCCGCGTAGTATTGGCCAGCCCTCTAGTGGCATCGGCCAACCCGCCTTTGGCTTGTGCCAAGTCTCCCAAAGCCGCCCCGCGCGGATCGATGCGCCGGGGCACTTGTAGCGGATTGAACCGTGCCCGCACGCCAGGGTCTTTCGCCACACCGGGGAGCGCAATGTCCCCCGGCCGCAGAATATCAGACGACTTAAGCCCCTTCCTGCGTGCCATTAGCCGAACTTCCCTGACGAGGCGATGGTGGAAAATGCCTGGCCGATGCCAGCCACTACTGCGGCTTGGCCCTCGATCTTCGCCCCCTTGGCAATCGCGGCGGTCTGAATTTGGGCGGCGTCAAGCTCGCTCTTATTGGCGATTTTCAGATAGTCCGCCTTGAGCTCGGTAGTACGGGCATTGAGCAACGAGCTTTCCAGATTGAGCAGACTGCGATCGCCGCTCAAGAACGCCGCATCTAGTCTGATCTTGCCCGCCTCTTTGACATAGCCAGCGTTGATCTTGGCTACCTCTCGCGCTGTTTTGGCATTGATCGTGCTCACCGTGGCGCTGTAGGTCAAAAGCTCGGATTCGTTTCTGAGGCGTGTCGCCTCGACCTCGCCGGCATGTTTCAGCCGCGCAGCGCCGAGTTCGACCTCGCCAAACAACACGTCCTGCACCAACATCGGCGAGCCTTGCAGCATGAAGCCGGAGCCGGCCTGTAGCGCGGCCTGGCTTTCGATGGCGGCATTGCCTCTTAAACGATAGTCTCTTGCTTCCGCATCGGCGACCTCGATAGCGTTGCGGGCCATTTGCAGCGCCACTCGCGCATTGAACTCCCCTTCGGTGGCGTCGGCCTCGAAGGCCATTGCCGTGTTTTCGGCATCAATCAGAACATTGAAATAATCGGAAGCAGAAGCGGCGGTGACCGCCTGCCCCTCGATCAGCGAGGCATCGAAATCAATGAGCCCCGCCTTCCATTCAATGCCGGCGGCTTCGCGCGCGGCTTTGGCTTCGGCCTCGATGGCTTGCCCGCGTATTGCCGATGCGCTTTTTTCCACTATAAAGGAGGCTCTGGCCTCCGCCGCCTTGGTCTTAGCGGCCTTGCGGCCGAGCAACCCACCGAGCAGGCTGGAACCGGCCGAGCCTAGAAAGGCACTTATAGTGATCGGGTCCATTTAAGTCTCCGGCTCGTCGGTGCCTTCGATCATGGGCGCCAAGCCCAACAGGGTGAGCGGCAGCGGTGCGTCGGTCTCGATATAAAGCCTAGGGTCGGTAGAGAAATTGGTATCCAGCGCTTTGTAGCTCTCGCCCGAAAACACCGGAATCGCCTCGCTCAAATCTCTATTCTGGTTCAGGCGGAAGTCGAAAGTATAAAGATCATGGATTTCTCGGCCCGTATCGTCGTCATGATCGACGGTGGCAATATCAAACGTGCCGGTATCGAGCACCACCACGCCACAACCAGTGATCGCCTTCTGCTTGTTGACCGCCGTGCCCGCCTGCGCCCCGGTAGGCAGCTTCAGACTCAGATAGCGTGATGTATAGCCCAAACCCACTTGCACTTTCGAGGCGGCATAATCGAGGGTGATAGCCCCGCTCGAAACCGTCTTGTCGGGGTGCACCTTGCCATCGGCGAGCACTTTGACCGTCTGGCCCTCGAGATGCGTCAGACCTGTAATGCTTGTGGTGCTCGAGCCGTCATAAGTAATCCCAGAATCGACATAGAAAGCGTCTTGCTGGTCGGTCTTTATCTGCGTCCACCACGCCGCATTAGTGTTGTAATCCTCCCGCAGTGGACCGAAGAACTCCTTCTCGAAGAACTCGATATAGCGCTTGGTCTCGCCGTTGATGGTGCGCTTGACGATAACCCACACCTCATCACGTTCATCCGAATCGTTGGTTTGCGTGGCATCAACTATGCCGGGGATCACGGCGATGTGCTCGACCACGGCATCGCCAGTGCTAAAATCGCCGCCGAGAATCTGCTGCGACCAGCCAAGCACTTGATGCTGACGATTATAGGAAAGTGTGGCAATGCGCCCGTCATCGCGCGGCGCCCACACCACTGATCGCGGCGCGCGCTGAAAGGAGAGGATATGCGCTGGCGAGGTGAAGATATGATCGGCGAACACCGTGAGCAGGGTGGGAATATAGCCCGATTCCTCGGTGGAATAGGCAATCTCATAAAGCTCGCGCTTGGTCTTGTCGGTGAAGATCAGCGCTTGATTGACGGCAAGCACCTCCATATCACCAGCGGGTAGAGCAGAGTTGGTCTTGGCGAAGATGTCGGTTGGCGTAACTACCCCGCCGATCGAGTCCACGCTCCATTGCGCGCCAGCCGTGCCGAGAATGAGGTCGTTGACCTCAGCCAGCCAAAGAATCGGATCGATGCGTTTGGAATTGAGCGTCACGGCGATAGCATCACTGTCCTCCACCGTCTGGGTGCCTTCACTGAAAGAATCCGGCTGCATATTTTCCAGATCGCCGGATTGCGAGAGCCACAACGACTGCGGGGCTTCCGTAGTATTAGCGAATGCCAGCCTTCCATCGATAAAGCCGGATGTCTTGGGATGGCCCTGTTCGCCTCCGAAGGCACCGAAGGCCCAATCCGGTGTGGCGGTCGCGGTCGGCAATTCACTCATTACTTGCAACGTCACCGAGGTCGAGGAGGAGAACGCCGTGATAATCCCCCATCCCCATTCCTGCCCGACCGCGCCGATGCGCAATGAGCGGCCAACATCGGTAGAAGCAAACGGGGAGAACCCTATGGCCGCGACCGTGACGCTACCAGTGGTGGCCGAAGGATCAAGCAGCCGCGCGCGCGAGCCATAAACCAATACCGCTCCGACGCCAGTGCGCTCACCGGTATGGCCATTGATATGATATTCCAGATGGATAGTGGCGGCGGTCGAGGAAATCTGCGTGCGGTTCCAGCCTGGCTGCAACGTGCCGGTAGTGATTTCGGTGCCGCCCGCCGTGGTGCCGACATCGAGCGTGCAAGTCTGGTTGACGACAAACGACCAGATGATAAAATCGGAGGCGTCAGATGCACCCGAGAAACTAGTACGCAAATTGGCTACGCCCGAGCCGCCAGAGGTTCCGTCATCAAGCTCGGCACCGACCGAAGTGTGAAATATATGCCCATCGCCAGTCGAGGAATCGGTCCAATTTTGTAGGCCGTTCTCGAAAAACGGATTGAGAACGAGCTGATACACTTCCGGGTCGAAAAACTCGACATCGCTGTTGAGTTCATTGGTAGGCATCCATGGGCCGTCGAGAAAGGTCACCGTCTCCAGCGACCATGAGTAGGTGCCGTGGCGCTCCAGCCGCCGGGTTTGGTAGTCCTGATGGCAGATGTAAACCACGTCTGCCGCCTGAAAGAAGCGCAACTCTTCCAAATCGGCGGTAGCATAAGGCGTGGTGATCTCCATCGCCGCATTATCGAGCAGTGACACGTTGTCGAGATAGAGCGTGGCCCCAGTGGTAAAGGTCGAGCCGTTCGATGTGAAGGTAATGGTGATCGAGGTGGAACCCGCGCCTGTGATGAAGCCAATAAGATGATAGCCTTCGGTCACGTCTCTGGTGGCTAGCACCGTAGCTGCATTGTCGGTGATGGTGCAGTCCATCGAGCCGATGCCTGCGATCTGAAAAGCCAGCACATGCTGCTTGGAGCGGTCGCCCGCCGCTACCGAGATAGTTTGCGCCGCCGTGTCGCCGGAAGCGGGAAAATCTACCCGATTGGTGCCGTAAGCCGCTGTTCCGCCGAGTGTCCAGCCCGAAGCGTTGCCGGTAAAGGTGCCATTGGTGACGGCCACAGCGGTGTCCGCCACGTCAACCCGCGCCTGACGCCGATAAAAGCGAAAATAGACGCTGCCAGCTTCGACTATCCAAGCATCGGATTCCGAGAACTGAAACGGGAGAATGATGGTATTGACTGAGGAGTCCTTGACCTCTTTGACGAAGCGCGTGCCCGGTCTGCGGGTCATGCCGCCTTGCGGCAGCAACAGCATGTTACGGCACATTCTGGCCGCATTGGCGTAGCGCTCGAACGTCACCCGCGCTTCCATGCGCGGGGAGAACTCGCCGCTGTTCAGGCTTTCGATGAAGGGGTTGCTAGGAGTCCCCATCTTACGTGGTTTGGATCAGCTTGTCGTTATACAGGCCATAACGGGAGGTGACCCAGGAACCGTCCGGCAGCCGCTTGGGATAATCGTCAAAGCCGTCTACGCTCTTGGCATTAGTCAGAGCTCGGCGATATTCCCGATTGGTCAGTTCGTACTTCGAGGTGGACTTGCCGAGCGCCAAACACAGATCGCGCGCCAACTGAAAGGCCAGCACGTCGCGGAAGCCCTGGCTCAGCGTGCCGATGTCCTGATTGTCGAATACATATTGAATATAAATCTGGTTCGAGTCCGACATCAGCACATTGTCGGCATCGGCATCGTTGGCATTCTCGATGGTGAAGTCGCAGGTGGCGTTCAAGTCGTCGGAGTGATGCACCGAGATGACGCGGATGAAATCCGTGGGGAGCGTGTAGGCATAAGACCAGAATATTGGGGTGACAGTCGCTGCTGCGATTTGCGTAAGCTGGACAGATCTCTTAGCACCGTTCCAGTGATGGGAGGCGAGCACAGTCCGGCGTGCAACGTGGAACAGGCGGCGGCAAATGACGGCCTCGCGGTTGGCGTCGTTTTCGACACTGGTGATCTCTTTGGCGCCAATGCGCGTGAGCGCGATGTTACAGATTGACGTGCTTGTCTCGGCGCCCACTTGCCCCTCCCCTTAGCCATGTCAGGCCGCAACAGCTTTCGGCTGACGGTCCAGGCTGGCGATATAATCCTCTGCTTCTTTTTTGGTGTTCACCGACTCGATGACGTGGCCTTTCTCGTCGCGGACGGTGTAGCCACCGCCGAATTCTTTCTTCACGCTGAGCTTGATCTTGGGCTGATTGGCGGACTGCGCCACCGCCGTCTGCGGCACCTTGAACAGATCGCTATGCCAGATCGCCCGCACCACTTTCGGGCCAGCCGGAACCTCCTGGCGGATCGAGGTGATGATAGCGGTGCAGCCCTCCATCACCTGTTGCCAAGTGTTGTCCTTATAAGCCACGATGGTGACCCAATCGCCGGGTCGAAGATTGCTCTGTACGTCGCGGAACAATTCATTGAGATCAAGGTCATCAATCGGGCGATCTACACGGGCCTGATAGCGGGCCTGGAAGGCTTCCCCGAAGGATAGGTCGGCTGGCTTGAGGCGGAAGGCAACTTTAACGGCGGTCATTTAGATAAACTCCTCTTGGGGTTAGATTCGCATAGGGTCTTCCGCACTGTAGGAGGGGTATGACGGGGAACAGGCAGACTTTCCCCGCGCGAAAAATCAGTGATGGGGAAGGATTGAGATCAGGAAACGTCGGGTTTTTCCAAGAGCCAAAAGTGGCAATGATCGAACCCCGACTCTGGCGGGAGGTGACAATCACCCAACAGCCTCAGCCCCATATCCTGATATAGCTTACCGTAAGGGCGTTTCCATAACAGGCCCATTTCGCCCCTATATTCGATTTCGGTTTCCTCTGGGGCGTCGTATTCGACGGCGATGACGTAGCGTTTGGAGGCATCAACGATGCGGCGCATGAATATGGGCAACTCTGGCGACGGGACGTGAATCAGAACGCCAGCGGTGAAAACCAGGTTGTAAACCCTACCATGCACCCAAAATTCAGGAGCCACCGTAAGTTCGTGGCCTTGTGCTTCACGTCTAGCCACGGCGTTAGGCTCAATGCCAGTCAGATCGATGCGCGGAAAGCAAGCGCGTAGTGCGAGCAAGTTCCACCCCGCATTGCAGCCGACTTCCAGGACTGACTCCGGGGTTAGATCATCGACAATGGCCCGCCAGAAAGGGATGCGCTTTTGCCAATCGACGCGGTTCCTTTGCGTGTAGCTGTCGCCTCCGGCACCTCTCCACCAGTCGATCGCCGTCATGCCGCTCTCGCCGCCTTCTTTGGCTCATACAGATCGCACAACGCGCTCGGCTCGATCAGGCCGCGCACCAACTCGCACGCTCCCGGCTTGGGCCGGTAATGCACACAGAGTCCGCAGCGCTGCCGCACTGAGCCCTTACGATAGTTGGCCGCCTGTTTGGTCTTCTTCTCCTGAATGGCAATGGTCATGCCGTTTTCCTCTCTGCGTAATAATCCCGCGCCTGACAGACCAGCTTCAACTCATCAATGGTGAGACAGGCTGGAAGGTCCGGACCCGCATCGATCGGGTCGATCATGAAATGCACCTCTAGCAGCTTGCAGCCGCGTGAAATGGCATCGATGCCGAGGAAGGGCTTGCCAGAATGGTCGGAGAAGCCCGGCCATGCTTTCTCCCATGCCTGTGTTGATGGGTATTTGGACTCGCACTCAAGCAAGATGGTATCTTGAGGGAGCGGGTTTACTGGCAAACCCATGCCACCCGAAATCAGGAACGGCCTCGGCAATCCCTCCATGTCATAGGGGAAAGTCTTGGCGGCACGGCTAGCTACTTTGGTGGCGGCGAGGTTGAGATCAATCAGCCATTGGGTAGTGGTTCTTTCGAAGGCACTGGCAAGAAACACAAGCCCGCACGCCTCAGAGAATTCCTTGACTTGCTTCCAGTGTTCCTCTGGGTCCATCCAAGATGCCAACCACCGCGGGGCCCTCATTCCATCGCCTTCCATCCAGCAAAACATTTCACACGGCGAGGCAAACCACTGGAACTTGATGGCATCGGCTCCTGCGGAGTGTGCCGCATCAACCAAACGCAGCGCCTTGCAGAATCGCTTCTTAGGGTCGGGGTCGGCGTGCGCCGTCCCGGCCTCGGCGATCACAAAACATCTGTCTCTCGATTGAAGGTCTAGCATGGGGGACTCCAGAGCAAAGTCTGTTGCAGGGGTTTGAAGCCTTGGTCTTGCCAAAAAGACAGGCCATCCTTGTTGTTGACGCTGACATTGGCGAGCAACTGGCCCGGATGCTTACGTTTCAACTCGGCCAACGCCTCGCCGCCGTAGCCTTGGCCTCTATATAGCTTGAAGATGAATAGTCCGACCTCGCGCTGATTGGTCAGATAGATCGTCCCAACCGGAACGGTGTCCACCTCGATCAGATACCAAGATTCATATGGCCGCGAGGCGATAAATTTAAGATGCGCCTCCCAAGTCGGCATCTCCTTATGCGAGATATTCACCTCTGGCGCCCGCTCAGCTAACAGATCATAGAGAGGCTGCGCTGCGGCGGGATAATCATAAACCGAGATGAACCTCATAGAAGCGCCCCCAATTCCCTGCTGAAGATAAGCGGGTCGCGTCGATTCTTTCGCTGATTACATTCTGGGCATGTGAGTTGCAGATTTGCTGGCCAGTTAGAGCCGCCCTCAATTAGAGGTATGATATGGTCAATGTGGTAACTTCCGGCGAGACGGTTCCCGCAAAACCGAAAATATGCACACTTGCCCCTCTGCGCCTTGTAGAGGCGTTGGATGTCCTCTGCATTGTAAGCACCTTCCGCCGCGCTGACGCGGGCGCGATAGTTTGATCCGTAAACGCGCGTCTTTGTCTTGTTGTTTGCCCTCCATTGCTTGACCCTGAGGGAGTTGTGTTTCTTATTGGCCTCCTTTGCGCGTTCTGGGTTACGTGCTCGCCATGCCCGCATTCTCGCAGTCGCCTTTTGCCGAAATCCGTTAGGATCACGCTCTCGCTCACGTTGCTCCTTTTTCCGATCACGTTCGCGGGCTCTTTCTGGATTGGCCCGCCTCCATGCGCGTTGATACCTAGCCTGATAGTTTTGGCTTAATTCACGCTGCGACATTGCAGAAAAGCCCCCTAAGGCGATCCAGGTCTTCCGGGTAATCGACGCAATGATTTATCTGTGCCCTACCTGGGTCACCGCTCTCTACATTCACCGTGTGAAACAGCGGATTGCTGTGCATCCAACTTGTTACGTGCTCACGGTCATAGGGGTCAGTCGCATCCCTCGCCGCCACCTCCAACGCCCAACGAGTGAAGGCTTCACAATCAAGCCCACGCTCAAAGGTGCGGGGATGGGTATTGGAGGCATAGTCCACGTCACCGCGCTTCACCGCATCGAGCACGGCAGAGCACACATGCGGATCGATCAGCGGGCAATCTGCCGTCACGCGCATTACGACATCCGCCCTCACTGCTCTCGCAGCTTTCAGATAGCGAGACAGCACATCATTCTCGGAGCCGCGCACCACTTTGATGTCTAAATTCTCGGCAATCACTTCCAATTCATCGCTGTCGGCCTCGTCGGGCACAGCGAGAATCACCATGTCGGCACCGTCAATCATCAGACATCTGGTGAGGACGTGCCAGAGAACAGGCGAACCGTTTAGGTCGGCAACAGCCTTCCTAGGGAATCGCGTCGAGTTCATCCTTGCCTGCACAATCACAGCCGCCGTCATAGGAGATACATCCTCCTAGCGTTCATGCGAATATCTCGAACTGGCTCAAGTCGGGATAGGGACTATTCGGCAGCGGCTCATTGTGCTCCGGCAAGAGTGACAAGCGCATAAGTCCGTCAGCCGCCAGACCCGGAGTGAGATAGGCGTGGTATCCAAGAACAGGGAAGCTATCCTGATCCGGCGTCAACCCTTCGGTGCGTCCATCGAAGCGCATGCGGCGGAAGATCGGGTCGGCCGACTTGCGATCATGCAGGATGGCACCGCCCAAACCGATTTGCAGATGCTTCGACCAATGGAACGACAGGCACTGAATCGTGCCTCGCTTATACATGCCGGAGGTGAGCAGGCGGGCGCAATCCCAGATGGGCGTGGGCGGCAGCGCATACATGCCGAGCCAGTCCTCGTCGCGCCATTTGATGCGATGGCCGGCCAGCTTGATCGACTGCGGCACCGAAACGTAAGTGCGCTTCGGGCAGGAAATCGTCTCTTTGCCCCTCAGCATCTTCCACCAAGACAGCGTGATGAGCAGCGCCATAGTACAGGAATTGGTCGAAACGCAATAAGGCGCTCCGGTATAATCGCAGAGCTCCTGCTCGAAATCGCGCACCACCTGATAGGGATCAATCATCGGCTTCGCGGTCTCGACGGCAGGAAACCAATGCGTCTCGTCTCTCGAACGAGTTTCCGCCCAGAGTGGTCAAGCAGTCCCGTCTCTCGTGGCTCCTCTGGTTCATACACATGGAGGTCAGGCACTAGCAGACGCTCGTCGTCGAGCCATCCTTTCGGCTTGCGCTTGTCGCTCATCTCGGCCGATAGCCCCGCTTGGTATTGTCCAGAAACGTCACCACGCGTCCGTTCTCCATCAACCAGGTATGACCATTGACTTTGAAGGAATTGGCGCCAAGCTTGACAGCAGAAACCAAATCCGGCGTGAGGATTTCCTTCTTCAGCGCTTCCATGTCGATGCGACCGGTGCGCTCCAAATAGCGCAACATGGCGTGGTCGCTGATCTCGACACGCTTCATAGCGCGGCCAGCCTTTCCCGCAATTCGTTCACGGTCATACGCCGCGCGGCATCGCTACTATTTCCGCGATCCATCAACTCGTGTTGTTTCTCGAAAAATGGCAGGCCACGAACATCCATTCTCGCTCCCATGGCTTCTGCTAAGTCACCAAGCCGATAGGCTGGCAACGTCGGGATATTGACCTCACCGCCCTCCATAGTCTCAATCGTGTCAAGCACGAGCTGCACAGCCTCCTCGGCTGTCATCCAGAATCTTGTGGCATCAGGGTCGGTCACGGGCACCGTGTCGGTGTGCTCCAAAAGCTCACGCCATTTAGGAATCACAGAACCTTGCGAGCCGGCGATGTTCCCATATCGCGCAAGCGCGAAGACCGTGCCACAGGCTCCGCGCATGTTGTTCGCAGCTATGAACAGTTTTTCGGCGAGAAGTTTGCTGGCGCCGTAGGCATTGATCGGATCCACGCATTTGTCGGTCGAGAGCGCCACGACTTTCCCGACGCCCTTCTCGAGGGCGGCTTCGATGACATTCACCGCGCCCAACACATTCGTTCGCACGACCTCGATGGGGTCATACTCGCAGACTTCGATGCGCTTGAGCGCCGCAGCGTGAACCACCACGTCAATGCCGGAGAAGGCCCTGCACAGCCGCCTAAAGTCCCTCACGTCCCCAATGAGCCAACGCACCCTTCCCTCTGGGTCGCGGACTTCCGCCCGCATAGCGGCCTGTCTGTGCTCCCCACGCGAGAGGATAACGATACGGCTATAGTCCGAGCCCTTAAGCAGACGCTTGACGAAAGCTGTCCCGAAAGTTCCCGAACCGCCCGTCACGAGAATGGCGCTCATGCCGCAAGCCTCGTGTTGAACCCATGTTCATGGAGATAGCGGGCAGCGCCTTGCGGAGTCGCATCACTGAACTGAAAGAGTGCTCCGGCGGCTACCGCGTGCGCTCCGGCTATTAGAGCATCGGCCATGTTGGCATAGTCACGGCATCCGCCAGAAGCGATGACTGGGATGCTTACTGCTTCCGAAACAGCCTTGATAAGTGGAAGGTCATAGCCTTCCATAGTCCCGTCGCGGTCAATCGATTGCAGGAGGATTTCGCCGGCACCGAGCGTCTGCATGTCGATGGCCCAGCCCACCGCGTCGTCCCCCTGGCGCACGGCGATGGAGATCACTACGGCTTGCGCGCCGAATTTCTTGGAAGCGTCCGCCACCAACTTGGTGTTCTGCCAAGCCACGCTGCCCAGCACCACCTTGTCGGCCCCGGCTCCGATCAGCCAGTGAAAATCCTCCAGGGTTCTGACACCACCGCCCACAGCCAGCGGCATGAAGCATTCGCCAGCCAGCGCGCTTACTGTTTCGGTGTCAATCATCCCGCCGCCGACTTCCAACAAGACAAGTTCATCCACCCCGCGCATGTTGTGCACGCGGCAGGCCTGCATGGCATTGCCGACCCGGCGCCAACTATCGAAGCGCTCGCCCTTGACGAGTTCGCGCCCGCGAGTCAGTAGCGTCGGGATTATGCGGGTTTTCAGCATCGAGTGTGCAGGCTCCAATTGGTGAACTGGTCAGCAATTTCAAAAAATCGTGCTTTGCTCACGCCAATCATTTCCATAGCCTCCCAAACATCGCCGCCCGCATACATGTCAGGCATGATGCCATCACGCTGCTCGGCGATCGGCAGAGCTTCTTCGCGGGTGATAAGCCCGGCACGAATGTCAACGGAGAGCTGCGCCGTGGCGCGGCCGTAGTGGTATTTTCTCCACATCAAAAAATCATGGGCCGATGTGAAAATGTTATCGAGGTTTTCGTGGCACCAATAATTCGCGGGAGACGGAAGCTCTTGCCGCATCCCGTGCGCCTTGGCGACCGCCGCATTGCGATGTGAATCCCAAGGCTGGTACCAGCCAAGAAAATGCGCGGCTATATTGGCGCTGACTAACTCGGCACTGTCCGGAGCTACATAGTCGCGCATATCCTGCTCGGTGATACCCTCCTGGCCAATGAAATCCTCTGCACGCAACCCGAGGAAGCCGCCAAACTCGGACACAAATCTCTGCGTCATTTGTCTCGTATTCTCGGTGCCCTTCGGGCCGCCATATTGGACTGGACCACACTCACCGTAGAAGATCAGGGAGATGCCAAGATCGCGGGCCACACGAAACGGAACTCTGTGGATTAGGACGTGCTCCGGCCAGCACGGGTCACCGACCAGTTCCAGCCCGAGCCGACATAGTTTGGCGCGAACACTCCGATTCGGCGTCACCTCTATCGTGGTGGCGTAGCGGGAAAGGTTGTCGATATTCGCCCGCCCTAGTGGAGTTAAGAAGTCCGTGGTGGCGGTAACGATGAGCGGGCGTGCTCCCAGTTCAATGAGCGTAAGAGCCTGGTAGTGGGAGTCTTTCCCGCCTGACGAGGGCACGATGCAGTCATAGCCGGAGCCGTTCGGCTTCGAGTCCGACAGGATATTGACGAGTTCTTTCTTGCGCGTGTCCCAGTCAATCTCCGGCCGGTTAGCATAGTTGCGGCAGGCCGAGCAGATGCCTTCGGAGTCAAAGTGAAGGTCGGGCTTTTTGTTTGTGTAGAGACAGGTCCGACACCGGAAAACCTCTGTCATGCCGTGCCCTCCGGCAAAAATTCGGCGCGAAAGGCAGAGGCATTAAGGTATGCGGCCTGCGCTTCTTCTGGCGTCTTGAACAGACCAACGTGTTTGCGGTAGCCGTCGATTGAAATTTTTGCGAGGTAGCCGCCAGGATGCTCGGTTACGCCCTGAGGAAGATCAAACCGCTTTCGCTTGGGATGACAGGCATTAGCGCCATTTTGGCTGCGGGAAGCAAGACGGAGATTCTCCCACCTGTCGTCTCCCACATTTCTGTTTATGTGGTCAACTAATTGAGGTGGCCATGTCCCGCGCATAAAAAGAAAGGCCAATCGGCAAGCGCGGTACTTAATCCCAGCAATGCGGATTTGTATGTAGCCGGATCCATCGGGGGTGCCCGCCCATTCGTTACGAACACCATTCCGCCTAACATTCCACTTCCATTTCCCTAAGTCCGGGAAATAAGTCAGAAGCTCCCTAAGCCTCGCCTGTGTCAGCAAGGCTTCGTTAGCAAGTGACCTGATCCCTGTCTGCTTCATGGCTGGCCTACCCCATTAAGTAGCTGCGCATGTAGCGCTGCTCGCCATTGACGGCGCTGTGCCCGACAATATCGGCTGAGATTTGCGCCGAGGTCTTCTTGAGGTGGTCTAGCTGCTGATTGAGGAATTTGACCCGCTCCTGCGGGTCATACGGCTTGGACGGACCATCCTCGTCCTTGAGCATCTCGGCCACCCCATCCCCCGCTATCATCAACTGCACCTCGGAAAGCTGGCCTTGTGTGGAGCAAATCATCTCCCGCGTAGCGATGATGGATTGGTCCAAAGTAGTGAGGGCAGCACTCGATTCCTTGATGCGCAAATCAAGCTTGGCGATGAGGGGGTCCAGTTGCCAAAGGGGATAGGGAACCGGCTCATAGATGAGGCCGCCAGAAAGCACCCGGCGCACGTCAATGCCGAGTTGCTTGGCAACGGTTATCATGGCTTGAAATCCCTTGCGCTGCTCCTCGTATTCGCTGCCATGCAGCATATCGACGCCGTAGATAGAGATGATACTTCCCGGCTCAGCAAAGTGTCGCGTTCCGTCAGGATCGATGGGGCACATCTCATCGATGGCAATGGCCATCATCCAAGAGAATGTAGAGGCCATATGCTCGGTGCCGAAGCGGGTCTTAATCTTCTCGATTGGGTATGCAATCACGTTGCGATGTAGGCCGTACTCTGGAAACAGCATCCAGAGTTCCGCGATGTCGGTGGTGAATTTCTTGAGTTCAGCCCGCCAGCCGTTGGCTTCGCCTGGCTTCTCAAAAGTCACGTCTATCGGGTGAAGCTCAAACCAGCGGTCGGCTCGTGGCAGCTTGCCTCGGCTCGATACCCCCCAAATTTCGACATTGGGATCTTGAACGGGGGCACCGGCACGGGAACCAGCCGTTCCCACCAAGCAAACATGACGTGGCATAGGGACTCCAATCGCAAGGGTGACTTTGGATAGCGCAGGTCAGCCAAAATCCGAGCAGGAATTTCCCCGCACAAAAAGAGACCGGAGAGAATTGCTCCCCTCCGGTCTCTCCCCTGCGAAAGCCAATGCCCTCGGGCTTGGCTCCCCCCATTCCTAAGTACCGGGCATGACCACAGAACCAGCCTCGGACACGGCCGAAGCCGCAAATTCCAAGGACTGCAGCCGCCAGCGGGAGGTCGTCGTGCCCACAACGTGGAACCCATCGCCTTCCGCCCGCAGAAGAATGCGCCGGTTGGAGCCGTCAAAAGTGACGCCAGTGCCGCCGCTTGCTGTACCGTCAACCCAAGAGATGTTTGAGGCAGAAGCGCCAGCATCGAAGTTGAACGACTGCGTGCCGGAGTCCACCTTGAACACCTTGACTTCGGCCCCAGGATACGGAACCGGCAGAACGCCTCGGGTGCCAGAGGCAATCGAGGTGCCGACCTCGTAATAGCCAGGACTCATCCCGAAATCGCCTGCGGCCGTACCCGTGGCCCAAGTGCGGATCGGCAAATTGCCACCCGCGAACCGCACAGTGACGATGCCAGTGCTGTCAGAGGCGGAATCGACCTTCAGCCACATATTGCCATCGCCGCAAACGCAGTAGATCAGATCGTCCGCAACAAGGCGCGGTGCCGTGTTGGGGCCGTAGTCAAAATAACCGTCCCCATTGATGTCGAGCACAGTCGCCATCGTGTCGCTAGTTCGATACAGATAGCAATTCGAACCAGGTGCCACCGGGTTGAGGTGGAGGTTTGTTGCTCCGAAAGCCATTGTTTTGCCCTCCCCCTATTAGCTGGACGAGATCGGCACGGTGCCGCCGTCGTCGATATTGGCCTCAATGACGCCAGTATCGTCGATCAGGACAGCCCCACCGCTCATCCAGTGGTTGATGAAATGCGCGGCTCTGTCGCCGTGCCAGGTGATATCGGCCATGATGGCGTTGGACTGCTCGCCAGCGTTGCGCGGGTGAGCGCCCGTGGCGTAGCCGACAGCGTTCCTATGCCACATGAACATCTCGCTTGTGGCCGTGCCGACACCCGTAAGGCCGTTATGCACGGTCCACTTGATGCCGTTCCAGTCCTTCCACTTCAGAAGGGGAGCGCCCTCCTTCAGCGGCAGGCCATCGGCGCCGACATAATCGGCCGACGCAAACGCCGTGATCTTGCTCAAGCATGACCAAGCGAAGGGCGACACCGCCGCATAACGATTGCCGTCATTGGGCACGTCATTGCGGTCAAGCGCGCGGCTCCACTCAAGCATGGATGACAAGAACTGCGAGGTGCCGGTCAGCGACACCGAGACCGTGGTCTGGGTGGTGCCGTCCATGGCGGTCAAGATTTGCTCATCGACCTTGCGGCCCAAAGCCCAGGCACCAGCCTGCGCCAGAGCCATGCGCTCGTCGTGATTGATCTTGGCCTCGTCCAGCCGATCGACCCAATCACCGGCATAGAAATCGGCGAGGGTCGCAGCCGGAGCTGTATGCGACACGTTCATCGGGGTAATCACCCCATGGCGTGCCTTGGTGCTGGCTGAACCTGTTCCAATCTTCTGGAACGTAGTGGTTGAGCCAACAACGTCGGTCTTGGTGCGCACTGCCGAGCGGAGAACGCCACCGTAACGCTGGAACTGGTGGTGGACTTCCCTCTCATATTGCGCAACAAAGGCCGTGGTAATCGATGTGGACATCGATCAGCCTCCGTTGATGCGATTGTTGAGAGTGCGTCCGCCCGCTTCAGGTGGCCTCTAGCTCGGCCGGCGGTGGCTCTAAGAGAGGGCGCCGATGATCCGAAAAAGAGGGGCTTTGCGTTTGGCCCTTGCTTGTGCCGGGGCGCGGTGAGCGGTAGCCAGCACCTTCACGCTAATGACAGCGCGCGAAGGCACCAAGAAAATTTCTCACGAAAAGAAAATTTTTCTCTGCCGGTTAAAGCACCATCAGGAGACCGGCCAGCAAAATGCACAGCCAGCCAATACGGGCGTCCACGACGAGGCCGCAGATGCCGCCGATGATGAAAAGAATGGCCGTGGCGTTCATTTGTTCGAATCGGTGACCACAGAGCCTGTGTTCTGCCCTGGGTTCTTTTCCTCAACTACGGTCTTGGCGGACTTGCCGCCCGGTGCTGGATTTGGTGTCTCAGTGGTTGCCATGATTGCCCCCTATCGTGTTGCGCCGACGACCGGCTTGTCTCCGTGCAGTTTGGCAAATAGCCCCGCCAGTTCCTCCTGCACTCGCTTCGATTTGTAGCCTGTGGAATCGACTGGATACTTCTCGTAAATCTCGTCGATGCGTTGCTGTACCGAAGCGCGCTCGGTTGATGTCGATTGCAGCACCATATCATGCTCGTCGGATTTCGACCCAATGTTTGCCAAAAAGCGCACCACCTCAGGATGGTCGCCGAGCAGGCCGAAGCCCTCGACCTTGGTGCCGTTGAGGAACTTGACGAAGCGATCCCCGCCATGCGCTTTGGCAGCACGGGTAGCTAGTTGCACGTTCTTGTCGAAGTCGTTGCCCCATTCCTTGGCCAGTTCATCCTCGGCGGCATCACGGGCAGATTCGATCTCTTCGACCACGCTCTCGCGCAGGCCGCCAGCCCGTTCGGTCAGTTTCTGCATAAAGGCACCGAAGGCTCCCGCCGGGACATTGTGCTGTAGCGCGATTTCGGCAAACTCCTCGATCACCGCGAGGTCGCTCTCGTCATATTGCTGCCCTTCGGGAGACTGTATCGCTGCGAGATAGCCATCCGACTTGTCGGGCACGCCAAGTGCCTTGCGGAACTTCACGACTTCCTCCTCCGGCGATTTCTCGTTGGGTATGAAGATGGCGCTCTTCAACCGGCCGGCTAGGTGATTGTGCGACTCCACGAAGGCATTGCCAGAGGTGAACTTCCCCAGGGAGTCGCGGAGCTTTTTGTCGGTTACGCCGAGCGCGTCGCGCCAATCCTGGGCTGGGGTATTGCCAGCACGCTCGTCAGGTAATGTCTGCGTAGTCTCGGTTGTCTCCGTAGATTGGGTTGCTTCCGTTGTCTCTGTAGTCTCATCAGGTGGCATCGTTCGGCGTCCTTTCGATCTTGGGAGTACGCGGGCGGGTCATGTTGCTCGCCTCCAATATCTCTCTGAGGATGGACCGCCGTCCTTCCTTGAAGGCAAGCAAGCCTGGCTTATCGGCATGATCGCGGACAGGGGCGGGGGAACACCACATCTCAATTTGCATAAACACCCGCTGTCCCTGCTCCCTAGAAGATTCCCCGTTGAAAACCGCAATGAAATCCCGCGCGCGGTCGATCTCGGTCTTCCAGGCGGCCAAATCGGCAGGACGCGGAATGTCCTTTGGTTTAGATCGGCGGGGCAAATTCAGGCGTTCCTTCTGCCGAGATTTGTCGGGCCTGCGCCGTGGACTTGAGTGCATCGGCCACCGGCTTGGCGCCCTCGATTAGAGCAAGGTTCTCTTGCTGCTCGGCGTCGTTGACGCGCTTCTCTTGCACCTCGTCCTCGCTCTTCAGCCAGTCTTGCGGGATACCAGACCAGCCGGGCGAATCGCGCATAATCTTGTCGCCATCGATATTGTCGTAAATCCACGGCTGTAATGCTGCCAGCGGGGCAGTTACCTCCATGGTGCGATTGAGCCCGGCCACATCCAGCGACTTTCTTGCTTGCTGTAATGGCGACTGAAAGCGGAAGATGATCTTCTCGCGCTCGATCTGCGGCGGTCGTGGCGGAAAGGCACCGGCTCGCTCCATGATGGCAAACACGCGATCGCAGACCGCCCCGATATAGTCGGTCTCCAGCCGGCCGAAGATCGGTCCCAATTGGCGGATAAATTCTTCCTTGCGTTCCAAGACTTCGGTGGCGGTCTTGACGCCCTCTTGCGGCAAGGTGAGCACATGCTTGAAGAACGCCTGTTGCACCTGGAAGCGGTAATCGGACTGCATGTCGCGCCCGACCGGCAAGGCCGATGAGGTCGGCAGCGGAAACACCGGGGAGCTCAAATTGCCATCGACTAGCGCTTGCGTATCAAACACGCTCAGCCCGCCAGGGAAGGTTCGCACCGGCGAGATAAACGCATCGGACGGCACCATTAAAGGCGGATCGGCCGCCCGCTCCCCGCCAATCAACAGGGTCTTGGAGATGGCCTGCAAGGTCAGCGCATCGGGCAATGCAATCATCGCCGGCGAGCGCGGATAGACCTGCCCCGGCTCGGTCTCCCATCTGGGTATCGAAGCGGGAAACTCTCGGTAACCGCCCTTGCTGAGAATCTCCTCATGCTCCACATCGAGCATCGCCGAGGTGTAGGCCATACCCTGCGTGCCGATGCGGCCAGCCAGGGCGTCATAGTTCGGCAATACCATCTGGACAAACTTATAGGTCTTGGCTTCGGTAGCCTTGTTGTCTTTGTTGGCCGCTTCAACAATGTCCTTGTGCAGCTTAGTCTCGCCGAAACGATAGACCGCCTGACGCGCGGTCAAATCCTCCTCGAGCGCAACAGTGTCGATCACCCCATCGCCATCCTCATCGAACGACACGTCCTTGTTGTGGAAGGAGCGGAACAATAGCCCGTTGCGCGCGCGGTTCTCGGTGATCCACAACGTTCCCCAACCGAACACCACCAAAGCATCGTCTACTTCGCTCGAGCGTTGAATGAAGCGGGCGTCCTTATGGTAGATCCCCTGCCACATCTTCTCGGCGACGATCTCCAGCCACTCCTTGACCTGCTCGTTCTCAGCCAGCTCTTCGTCAAGCAGCCAAGGCTCGAACCAGTTGGAGGTCTTGGGCTTGATGAGCCCATCAATGGCAGCCGATAGATCGCGCGCGGCCAGTCGTGGCGTGCCGTCATAGATCGCCTCGTTGGCGCGTTCACCCTCTAGCCGACGCGTGTTGAATTGGGCTCGACTGGGCAGAAAGACTTCTGCCAGCTCTTGCCAAGTCTGTAGCCAAGGATCGCGTCGCCGACAGAGCGTGCCAAGCCGCGCTTTGACATCGGCCGCTATGGTTGCCAATTAGCCCCCTAACGCGCCGCCGCCAAGCGTGCTGCCGCCGCTACCCAGCGATGAGAGGATTAACCCGGCCACGCCCCCCTTTTGGCGTCGGCCCTTGCGGCGCGATTTGCGCACACCTTTCAACTGCTGCAGTGCCACATCGGGATCGAGCGGTGGGGCCTCAGGGGCGGGAACCGCAGCCGCGAGTGCGGTTTTGAAGCTAGTCTGTTGCTCCGCTAGAAGCTTGTCGAAGGCTGTCTGCGACTCGCCGAATTGCTTCTGGAAGCTTTCGTATTGTTTCTTCTGCGCGGCACTGAAGCTGGCTGATTGGTTCTTGAGCTTGGCCGCATCCGCTGCCGCTTGGGCTTCCGCTTGCTGCTTAGCTTGCTCGGCTTGCTTCTCAGCCTCCTTCGCTGCCTCTTTGGCCCTCTTAGCCTGTTTTTTGCTTTTGCTATCGCCGAAAAGATCGCTGAAAAGGCCCATCATCGCCCCCGTTGCCAAAGGTGCGGGTCAAACCGCTTCGCGTTCTCGACCTGAACTTCTTTCTTGGCGTCCGGGTCGCCGAAGATGCGAAGCGTTGCCGCACGGTTCCTCTCGGCAATGTAGTCAGCTAGGTCGAGTTCTTCCCAACCATTTCCCCGCTCAATTTTCGTGGGCTTAATGCTTGGTGGCATTAACCGCTTCCCGTGCCGCCGCTTCGGGGGCCATCAGGTTGATGATCTTGTCGCATTCATCATCACGCAATTCGCGCAAACTACTGCCATCCGCTGCCACTACCAATCCATAGGCACGGCGGGTCACGGAGCGCATTCGTTGAAGGTCACTGGGAGATAGATCTTCGGTAAAGCCAAGATCTGGTAGTGACACGGGCAACGTGCCTACCACATCGCATTCCGCCACCAAAAGGCGGACATTAGTCCCCTGGATGGCCCTAGGCGGATGGCCAGCCCGGCCCTCGCCCGGCTGTAACTCAGACCAGCGGATCGGGCCGAGCTTGACGCCACAAGCATCAGCACTTTCCTTGAAGACGCGCGGGGCTTCGACCTGCTTCCACCAAGCGAGTTTCGCCTCTGGATCGTCGTCGCAAATCCAGACGGCCAGTTCGGCGGTGTCGCGCGGTGTGAGTTTCTTAGGCATCATCTCCGCCAGTCTGGTGCCCAAATTCAGTTATCGCAAACCGATTCGGCGGATAAAACGCCACTAAGCCGTGCTTGAGGAGTTCAATTGCGTCGTGAGAGAATTCATCGTCGATATAGCAAGCCGACTCTTTGTAGCGCACAATCATGCGATGGCGCTCTTCCTCAGTCGGTGTCGGTGCAAAGCCATCAATCATCTTAAAACCTCTGCGCGTTATAAGCCGAAACGCCCTCAACTCTGACTGGCTTCTTCGGCGCCTTTTTGGTCATGCCAGGGAACAACTCCGACAGTGCCCACACCAAAGCATCGGTGCGATCGGCCGTGGTTTCACCCTCGATGCCAAACGGAGTGAACAGAACCATTTGATCCTCTAGTTGTGGAAACGTCCCGACATGACTCACCCGTCCCTGCTCATATAGCGCCGAGATGGGTTCAGCTCGCGTAACTTTTCCTTTCGAGGCGCGCACAGAAATCACTGGCACTGTTGGCCGTACCGCTCTGATGGTATTCACCACCATAGCGCCGCCTTGATTGACCTCGGCCACAATGGCGTCACCTTCGTACAGATCGTAACCTGATAGCGCCATGCGCGCCCAACCATTAGGAGAGAGCCTGCCAGAGAGATCGGCTAGAACGTAGCCCCTGCCATCAATGCCAAGTCCGGCAACCACGATTCCGGTCTCGGCAGTATCCTCACTCTCAGCCTCGCAAGCCGGGTCTATGGCCACCACAACGCGCTTAAACACGGGACAAGAATTTGGTGTTATCCTATGCGCGTCGAGGTTGGCCCGCGTCCATAACGAACCTGGCACATCATCAAGCACCTCGGCATTGAGTTCCTGCCGACCGAGCCGTGTCCCTTGGTACCGCTTCACTACCTGATCGAAGAAGGCTGGCGCGAGATTAGCCCGGTTCTCCAAGGTGGTTCCTCGCGTCACCCTGGTTTTGGGATCGGCCAGGATCTGTTTGATGAGTGGGATTGGGCGCGGCGTAGTGGTGATAAGCTGGCGAGGCACGTCACCTAAGCGCAAGCCGAATTGCAGCATGTCCCAAGTCTCTTGCGCGTATCGCCATTTGGCTAACTCATCGCACCAGGCAAGATCATGTTGCGGGCCACGCAACTGGTCGGGCTCAGTGGCGTTGAATAATGTAGCCACGGCTCCGCTCGGCCAAGTGAGTCTACGTTTTGACGGCTCGTACATTGGACGGAAGGCCGCAGGATGTACGCTCAGGATTCCCGACTCGCCCTCAACCATGACATCACGCGCGTCAGCGGCGGTCTCGGCTACCAGCGCTACGCGGGCATATCTGCCGCGCTCGAGCGGGGTCTCTCCGCACAACATCTTGCGAATGAACTCAGAGCCAGTTCTGGTCTTGCCCCAACCACGCCCGGTCAGCACCAACCAAATCAGCCAATCGTCGCCGATGGGAGGAAGCTGCTCCGGCCGCGCTCGAAACAGCCAATCATATTTGAGAAAATCAAGCTGCTCGTCAGTGAGTGACGCGAGCCACGCCTCCCTCTTTGCCTTGGGCAGCGTGCTTATCGAGCTCGCGTGCAATCTCATCTCTGACATGCTGATGCCTTTGCGTCACTTCGCCGGAATGCTCGACATCGTGTTTGTCGCGCCATTGCTCTGGCCTTCGGTTCTTGAGCCAGAAGATTGCAGCAGTGGTATCGGGCGGCACATGCTCCTTAGTCGGCACCCGTACCACCGTCCCGTCACGTAGCACGCGGATTTCCTCACTCTCGAAAGTGTAGCCGACAGCCTTATGGTACAAGCTGCGCTCAACACGATCATCAGAGGCTTCTTTGCCTGCCTTTAGGGCGTCGCAAAACTCTGGAGAGTCGTGCTTCCAGCGATAGAGCGTCGCGCGGTGAACGCCAAAGAAATCGGCTAGATCGGCATCAGTGGCACCAAGCTCGCAAAGCTTCCTCGCTTGCTCGACAAAGGCTGGATCGTATTTTGAGGGTCTTCCTACCGACATAAACGCATTGTGCCGTTTGCGCGCTGATTCAACCTAGAGGATTTTCAAACAACATCTGTCCCAATCTCTTCCAAAGACCCCTCTTGGAGAGGCTCCGCCTCGTCAACCTAGCTGTTCGCCTCAAAGCTTTGCGCCTTTGCTGTCTAGTAAGTTTGGGCTTGGACATTACTTACTTTCCTTTTCCGCTTCGGCTTTCGTCCGGTCGCTAAGCTCTTGCCAGTTTGCGCTTGAGCGATGCGCGCGGCTTTGCCAGAAGATGCGCCTTTGCGCTTCAAGGCTTGATAGATCGCCTCAACTTTAGTCCCCTTGGGCATTAGGTAAGCACCTTGAGGCGCCGTTTGCCTTTGCGTTCTTTGCGGCCGGCAAGACCGGCAAACTTAAACCGGCGATCAGCGGCGCCGAGTTTCTTAATCTCGGAGATCGCGCCTGTTCTCGGTGTTTCTTTGCCGGAAAACTCCCGATCAATACCGATCGTGATATTTCCTAAATCCGCACCGGAGCGCGGATCGGTGGCACGCTCCGATTTGGCAACGCCAGTCCCAGTCGAAATCCCTGCTCTTAACGATTTAATCAAATCCGCCTTGTCACCGGATTTAGCCCCAGTCGGGCTCGCTCCGGCAAGCGTAGCAAAGCCACCAGCATATTGTTGCAAGAAGCGCGAACCGCCAGTTGTCGCAGGGATTATCTGGCCTGGGAAAATAAGCCTGACCTGTCTCTTACCCTTCGCCGATCGCAAAAATCCCATAGTGCGCCCCCAAGATTAAATTAAAGCCGAGTGTGCCCTAATCCAGCCCCAGCTTCCGCACAAATTCCTCTTTCAATGCTTCGGTGCGGTCCTCGTTGGTTTTGAACAAATCGAGTTGATTGTTCTCCCGCGCCTTTTGCAGCTTGAGCACAAAGCGGATGGCACCCGACATTGCTGCGCGAGGATAGCCAACCTCCGCCGCCGCACGGAAGAACTCACGTATCTCGCCGCCGAGCTCGGCTTGCTCTTGACGCAAGGTAATGATCTTCTCGGCATAATGAAAGGCTTCAGGAATATTGGTGGTCATGTCAGCTCGCTTCCTTCATTTCACGTTTGATGTGGCGTAGCTCGTCCTGCATAACTGTCTTAAAGGCCCGCTCACAAGCCGCATACCATTCACGAGTAAACTGCGCATATTTACGCGAGTGCGGCGGACGCAATGGATCATTGCGGTTTTCGCTTTCGTATTGGTCCCCAGATGCAGTCATGCAGGTCATTCCTCATCCTTCTGGGTGGGTGAGGCGAGAGCGGATGGCATCGGCAACAGTTTCGGCTTGTCCTACCCGAAACTGTCCATGCATTATAAAACCCTCGGCCACCTTCGCCGCCTCCTCCAGTCCCTCTTGCCTTCCACGCTCTTGGGCGGCACGAACAGCGGCATTAAATTCATCGACGGTCACGCCGTGTAAAACAGCAACGGGATTAGTTCCACACCTGCATCCCGCTGTGGTTTGGCACTCTGGCCTTGTGCAAATTATCATTCCGCGCTCATCCCACTGATCGGATGTCGCAAGTGCGACAAGCAAAAATCGTGTTGCGTCCAGACTTGGCATAACGCACCCAGGAGTGCCCTACCCATGAACATATCGCCCACCCAACTACAATCTGCCGCACAAACCTGACCACCTGCTTTACGCTCATCCTTGGCTCCATCATTTCTCTATGCCCCGCCTTACAAATTCCCCATTCGACGCATAGTCTCCGGTCTTGGTTAGGCGTCCCCACGCCCAAGTGAAATCGAAGCGCGCTTGCCAAAATCGGCCGCGAACAAAGTTCCAAACGCCCTTGCAGATGTGCTGCAAAACGGTTCGCCGAGCGGCCCTTTCCTCCCCCGCCGTCGCACAATCAAAACAAAACCCGAGGCGCAAATCATCCTCCGCCCCGCACCCCACACAAACCATTTTCATCATCTCTCTCCTAGGCTCTGGATCGGTGGGGGATGGCGCGATGACTCTTGGTTTTCATGTCATGCGTAGAAGCAAAGCCACGAACTAATCTGCGGACCTGTTCGGCGCGACACGCCCGCTCCTCAGCCGTAAGTGGTTTCCAGGTATCTTCTTTCCGAGCCTCCTCACGCTTTCGTTCTTCTCGCTCATGCGCCCAAATAACGCCGCGAAGCTCGTATAGTTTTTTGTCGGCAAGTTCCTTAATTTCGGCCACGCTTGGAAGAAACTTGCAGGCCCCAACAATGCCGAAGCAGGGGTGGGCCAGCTCTTTGACAACCGAAAACGGATATTCACCGAGGAGCACTGCAATCTGTGTAAGATACACGTCCGCATTAGTGACGTTCCGTTGGGGGTAGCTCCCCACAATCACGCCAGCCACATCAGCCGCCTCGGACGGGGTGCACGCCCGCCCAAGCCTCCGCTTTGCCTCAACTACGGCGGGGGGCAAACTCAACGATTTCACCACTTCGTTCGGCATTTTCAGTCTCTCTCGCTTTGGTTTTCACGCGCTCGATTGCAGCTTGCATGGGGTTGGGCGGGTCTGAGCCAGACAGGTGTTGTTCGGTCCACGAACGCATCAACCAGCCCTGCCATGACCGGGACCAACTTTTGCGCGCAACACCACGAGACTCGGCCCAAAGTTGATGCCTCTCTGTCTCGCGCGCCACAAAATCCGGCGGGTATCCCTTGGCTTTCGCCCAAGAGAGGTTTTCAGGGGTGGGGGTCCAGTTAGCCGGGATACCCTTCGCGCGCGTGTTGGGAGGAGAGATATATATATTTTCTTTAGGGGGTGTGGGGGGTATTTCTTTTATGGGTGTCTCCGTCACATAGTCACGTGACGCGTGACGCTCGCGGTAGGACTTGGAGCGTTCCGCATCTGTCTTTGGTGATGGTTTGGAGAGCGCCAATTCCATATCCTCGACGGCGGCCAATAGGGCTTCCGGCCCCATACCTGCCGCAATCATATGCCGGAGAGCTGCACTAATAACTCCGCTCATCACCGCTCCTCTCTGCGGTCTTGGAAAATCATAACATTGCCTCTTGCTTTACAGGCTTCGGTCGCTCGATAAACATGTCTCCTTGCTTATAGGCTTCGTCTATGCGTTTGCAGGCGATGTCGAACCATTTCTGCTCAAGCTCTATGCCTATGAAGTTCCGTCCCGCCTTGGCGCACGCAACACCAGTCGTGCCGCTCCCCATAAACGGATCGAGAATTGTTTGGCAGAGATCGCTGTGAAGTTGGATGAAATGGCTCACTAGCCCAACCGGCTTTTCGTTAGGGTGAAATCGCTCGCGTGGTGGCATCAAATCGAAGATGTTGCGAGCGGTTATGTCATTGTCCCGCCACAATAATTTGCCATTTTCCCTATGCGCTACCATGACCATTTCATGCTGTCGGCGATAGCGCCAACCAAGGCCAGGATTCTTCTTGTCCCAAATGACACTGTGAAAAAATGTGAGCCCTTCCCTGTCGAGCCGATCCGCAACCCACGCAAATGTCGGCCTCGGTCCGCCGCCGCAGCAGCAGCAGCAGCAGCAGTCAGCCTTGAGAATGCGCGCTGCCTCGGTTAGCATTGCGTCAACAACAACCCGCATGGAGTCTGCGTCATCGTTGGCAATCGGAATACCTTCAATGCCGCGATGTTCGTTTAGGCGCGCGTTCCAATCGCCGTCATGATTGCTATGCCCATAGGGCGGATCGGTCCAAATCATGTCGATGGAGTCAGGCGCAAAGGAGGGCAAGACCTCCCGGCAATCTCCGAGAATGAGCCGTGCGTCGCCGATCTGTTCCTCACGCCAGGTCACCGCGTCAGCCCCATCATGGCGCAAATCGAAATCCCACCGGCGAACAGCCAATAACCCGCCGCCCAAAAGTTCCCGAGGCTCGCAAGCCAAATCGAGTTGCAGAAATAGAGGCTGATAATGATGACGGTGAAAGCCCACTGACTCACTCTACCCCCCACACATGCAGCCACAGCGCCAGCCAAGCATGATAGAAATCTGAAACCGGAGTCGGAGTTAACTCCCGCTTCTTGCGTTCCGTGGCGAGGCAGATGATTTGACAGGCTGTCATCCCCTCTCCCTCTCGATGTGTGGTGTGGCGGAGACTTGAGCGAACATCGGGCAGTCGCCTTTGACCCGGCGATCGGCCATCGCGGAATATTCCGGGTTCAGTTCAATCAGGATGGCATTGCGGCCGAGACGATCAGCGACAAGGCCGGTGGTTCCGCTACCGCCGAATGGATCTAAAACCGTCCCGCCTTCCGGGCATCCGGCTTTGATGCAAGGCTCTATGAGAGCTGGGGGGAAGGTGGCGAAATGAGCTTCGGGGAAGGGTTGAGTTGTGACTTCCCAGACGGAGCGTTTGTTGCGGCCACCACGCTCCGCGCCCGCATCCCAAACCTTGCTTCCGATGGTGTGTGGCCGCTGCCCCGGTATGTTTGCCGCCTTTGGGCTAGGCGTGCCGGGGTTGCCCATGCGCTCGTCAGAAAAATCTTCCCTCACCGCCTTCGCGTCATAAAAATACCGTTCTGCCTTGGTAAGCAGAAAGAGATATTCATGCGCCTTGGTGCAGCGGTCGGTGACGCTCTCGGGCATCGGGTTTGGCTTCGACCAGATGATGTCTTGTCTTAGCCACCAGCCGTCGGCCTGTAGAGCAAAGGCGACACGCCAGGGGATGCCGATGAGTTGCTTGTTTGCTAGAATGGCACCCGTGCCGTAATTGCCGCTTTGTGTGATGTGCGATTGGAAACCGTTCTTGTCTCGCGTGGCATCGCCAGCCCATTTGACCCTCTCACCGCGACCGTAGCTATCCCCTAAATTCAGCCAGCACGTTCCATCCTTGCGGAGAACCCTTCTGACTTCGCGGAATACCTCAACCAGCTTTGCGACATAGGCATCGGGTGTCGGCTCAAGGCCGATTTGTCCCGGCATCCCGTAGTCTCTCAGCCCAAAATAAGGGGGAGAAGTTACCACGCAATGCACGCTCTCGCTTTCGAGCTGTGCAAGCCCGTCCATCACATCGGCGTTGATGATGCGGACGGTCACCTACCCATCCCTCTCGATGTGTGCGGGGAGGGTGAGCAGCTCTAGAAATTTAGCGAGCGTCATCGTGACAAGCGCAGGTTTTCTATCCGCTCGCTTGAACAGAATGTCGGCCTTGTCTAATTCCGCGTAATCGAACTTGAACCCGTCGCCCTTGATCTTGCAGCTACAGTTCCAAATTCTGCCGTCGCGGTCCCATCGCAAGTCAACATCGCCGGTATAGGCTCCACTCATAAATGAGCGCGTGCAGGTTCCGAGTGCGTCCCGTATCGCGCGCTCGAATTTTGCTCCTTTGATGTAGGATGGGTTGGTCACATCACCCTCCCCGCCGCGAGGCCGTGAAGGGCTGAGCGATAGTCGGGAGGATCGCCAAGCAAGCGAGCGGTTAAATCTCGATTGTCAGGCGGCTGGCTCGCTCGGTAAGCCCGCAGTTCTTCTGTTGTCATGGGACGGTGTTCGGTTGGCATCGAATGAGATGGCCGGCCACGCTTGAGATAGTTGCGGGGAGCGCTCATGACGCGCCTCCAAGGCCGTAGACGACGCGATAGTGTGACGGGCACCAACTTGTGTCGGCATGAACCGAATGCCCGCAGCACAGATGATCGTTCCCCGCCATGAATTTGCACTGGTTGCGTGCTACGTCGATGATCGAGAGATTGAGAGGGGGAAGCGCGGGCACGGCGGAAGAGGGGAACGCCGCTTTAGACGCCCGCGCTTTATGACCGTGCATCGCCGGGGAAGCTCTGCGCGGTCGGGGATTTCCGTTCTTGGCGCGATAGGAGCGCTGATATTCGTTGCGCCTCAGTCGTATCGCGTCCTGTGATTTGTGCGTCTTGGGGCGCTTGCCGAGCAGGCCCATTCTGGAAATGATACCGATGACGGCGTTGCGAGTTACGCCGCCGAGATGCATGGCTATCTCAGTGGCAGAGCGTCCGTGGCCCCATAGATGTGCGGCCAGGTCTTTTCGCTCAAGCGACCAGAGGTCAGTACGAGGCTTATGCCCGTATTTTCCTCGGCGGTGATTCCTGTCGTGGGCTTTCAGGCAGAGTTTGCAAAATCTCGGTTCGCGTCCCAACGGTTGACCGCGATCTCCGTATCTCTTGATTCGCGTTTCCTTCTGACCGCAATCCTCGCAAGTGAACGTCACCGTGCCAAGGGGATGGGTCTCGCCGTCGCATATCGCTGGCAAGCCATTCAATAAGTTGGTTTCGCGCTTCCCAGATTGAGGGGAAGATTTCCGGCCCTGAGCGTCGTTGATACGCTCGCCATACAACTCCGGGATGGAGTCGGAGCCGTTCAGAGGCTCTGCGTAATTGTGTTCCGATTCCGCCAAGTTCTTCCCCGTCATCGGTTAGCGATCCGGCCCAAAGCACGATGCGTCGGGCTTCGAGCACAAGATTTGCTCGCTCGCTTTTTGGCGAGCACGAATTATGCGAGGACACGGAACACCTCTCGCTCTACGCTTTACATCGGCTTGTTGGGATTTCCCGCCCCTACTTGCCGTACTGACTAGGGAGTCTCGATTTGCCGCCTAAATATCCCCCGCGTGGCGCTTATCGAGACTCCCGCCCCCAAAACTCAGGGCGGTAATAAGGACTATTGATGCGGCTAATGACGCGACGAATTGGACAATTGACTCGAAGTTGTGCAGTATTGTCCGCAGGATGCGGGCAGATGAGGCGTTTGAGTTGACCGAGCCGGAGCCGGCTGACTCGGTCTTTGTGACTGGAATCGCGCTGATCGCCGATGCACATACCGCCCAATTGGTCGGCTATGCGGACATCTCGGACATGCAAGAGCGCCGGATTTTGACGCGGATCACTATGTCGGTTGACACCGCAGAAAAGCTCTATCTCGACCTTTGGAAGGCTCTCAGACAAGCTAAGCGGCATCCGAAGCTCCCTCAATTGTAATTGACAAGTACCGTACTTTGCGGGTACGGTCAAGCATGATTTTAACGAACCCATGTCTTACGGGATTTAAGTGGCTTTGCGGCGGTAAAATCCCGGCATGGCCAAGCCCAAGCGTAGCAAGACGATGACGACCTTCGGCAAGAACCTTCGGGCAGCCCGTAAAGAAAAATACCCCTCGGCAGAAAAATTTGCGGAGATGATGGGCATCCACCCCCATACCTACCGCAAATATGAACGGGGCGACACCCAACCCCCACTGGAAACCCTCAGGCGCATCTGTACGGCCCTTGAAGTTCCGGTCGGCATCCTCCTGCCCACCGAGCCGAAGGCCCCTGAGCGGGCCGCCTAGGGCTTCCTAGAGCATATCCTGCCACAATCCGGCCATAAATAATTGTACCTAACGGGTACGATTTCCACTTGACGCCTTGCATGGCGTACCTTATAAGTACGGTATCAGATGATGGAGGGATGAGATGACGTTACGGGACAAAGCAGCCAAGGCATTAGATGCCACGCACCAGCATGACGGGCGCGGTCCCCTAACTTTCAAGACGCGCAACGCCGTCGCCGCATGGCTGGATGGCGCCGCGAAAATCCGCACCAGCACGATTCGCAAGATGGTCGCCTATCTCGAAATGGTGGCCGCCTAACCTTACCCGAGAGCCCCTAGGCTCTCCCCTCCCGGTGAACCCGACGCGAATGTCGGGGACACTGGCTGAAACCGGAGAAGAAAAATGACAGAAGCAGAAATCAGAATTAGGTGCCTCGAAATAGCGCAGGGCGTTGTCCTCTCAACACATGAAGATGTGGTGGTTGTCGCGCAACGCATCCTCGATTTCGTCAACGGCAGAAAGTGAGATGGTTTTCATGGAGAGCGGCGTGGAAAGCAGACACGCGGGAGGCGTTGCGGCCTTCCTAACGGAGCACTCGCCAACCGCAACTGGCGAGCGGGTAACGGGACCGGCGATAACATCAAACGGAACCGCCGTGATTTCTCGTAGCAGGAGTAGCGCCCTGCCTCTCCTTGAAAACCATTTCGCATTCACTAACCGACAGGAATGAGAGATGAGCGACCGCAAATTAAATCCAATTGCCCGCGAACTGATCGCCGCCAAGAAGCGGATAGAGAACTCGGAGAATTGGTGTCGAGGCGCATTTGAACTCAATGGTCGCATGTGCGCGCTGGGTGCTCTTCTTATGAGCAAGCAGAACGCAATCCCCGTTCTGCGCCGATCAGCAAAAGAATTATTCGGGTTAGCCGCCGTTCAGGTCAACGACTATCTCGGCCACGCCGCCGTCATGCAGATGTACGACCTCGCCATCTCCAAAGCCCTCTCTCAATCTCCCACCAGCGAGAAGTCACATGGTGAGTGAGACGCGCGAATTGGACGAGCGAATCTTGCCGGATGATTATCCGGTGTATCCGGGTTACGTCTACGTCGCAGACGGCAATCCTATCTCGTCACCAATCGAAGGCACTGTGCGCGGACTTAAGCGGGCCATTGGCGCAAAAGAAATCCGCCGCTGCGATCTAGTGGGACGCGAAAACCTTATGGACTCTCCCCATGCCGAGTGAGCTGAGCGAGGCGCAGTTAAGGGCGCTGCAAAGATGGGCACTAGGCCCCGGCAACGCGTACCACAAAGGCGTGCATGGCCTCACGGCAAGAGCCCTTTGCAAGCGTGAATTGATCGCACCGGAAAACGGACGGCCTTATGAGCCGATGGCAATTTGCCGGCTCACTCTACATGGCCGCGCCGCCCTCTCCAGCCAGAAGGATGAGGGGAAATGAGCGAGGCACGGCTAAACGAACTGGAGCGGAAAGTGCTTAGGGCTTTGGTGAGCGCCGATGATTACTGCGGATTTTGCTATCTTAGCTTCAAGGGCATCCGCGCAAAGACGCGTCTCGGCATCAAAGAAATTCGACGCGCTTGTAGGTCGCTTACCCGAAAGGGCCTCGCAGAATATGGACGCGGACTGTGGACAGAAGATGGCGAGCCTGCCGGAAGCGGATACGCCGCTAGTCGCGCGGCCCGATCCTACGCCTCTCACAAGGGAGAATGACCTGGATGGGACACTCACCAAAACCATGGTCAGTGAAAGAATACCCGAACGGCTTGTTCGAGGTTCTGGACGCTAACGGCAGCCTCGTAGCTGAGATCGCCGAATACTCCCGAAAGGATAACTCGCTTGAAGCCGACTACAGTGCGGAACGCGCGGTGGCCGCTCTGATAGCAGCCGCTCCGGTGCTGCTAGCGGAACTGAAATCTGCCGAACGCTGGCTGAGCGGAATGCACTCCGAAACCGATGACGGCCAAGAAACCGAACTGCGCGATATTCATTCGGCGGCATGGGAAGCTATCGACAAAATGCGCGCCGCCATCGCTCTGGCCAAAGGGGAGAGGAAATGACCGAGCATCCTTTCCGCCAAATCACCGACACGATGCGCGAAGCCAATCAAGCGAGCATCCAAGAATACGAATGTTGGTCCTGCGGAAAGTTCACTCGCATGGATTACGACAACGAAATCTGGATCAACGATCAGGGCGAGAAAGAATGCGTGCTGATCTGTGACAAGTGCTTGAGCTTAGGAGCGCCGTGGAAATGAGGAATCTCTATCTGCTCAACGTCTACCGCGATGCTAGCCCACAAGTGGTCCGATACTATGGCAGCGCCGGCGACGAGACGTGCGGAGTTTTTACCGTCCCATCGCCCATAGATCGGCAACCGATGAAGGTGGTGGCGTCCGCTGGCGAGGGATGGGATCACGTTTCGGTTAGCCGACGAAACCGGTGCCCTAACTGGATTGAGATGGATCACGTGAAGCGGCTTTTCTTCCGCGACGAAGAAACGGCAATGCAGCTTCATGTCCCGCCCGCCGATCATGTCAACAACCATCCACATTGCCTGCATCTCTGGCGCCCGCAAGACATCGAAATCCCCCGCCCGCATGTTGAGTTCGTAGGCGATCCTGCGCTCGACAAGGAAGGTGTGCCAGCATGAGCGGACTCGTCCTTTCCCTTTTTCCTGGCATTGGGCTACTTGACATGGCCCTCGAGGAAGAGGGTTTTTGCGTCGTGCGCGGTCCCGATCTTTTGTGGGGCGGGGATATACGGAAATGGCACGCGCCTTACGGCAAATTTGAGGGCGTGATCGGCGGCCCTCCATGCCAAATCTTCAGCCAGTTTCGCCACATCAATCGGCACGCCGGAAAGCACGGCAACCTTATACCAGAGTTTGAGCGAATTGTCGAAGAAGCTATGCCGTGGTGGTTCGTCATGGAGAACGTCAAGGACGCTCCAGAGCCGAGCGTCTATGGCTACAAGGTAACGAGCCATTATTTGAACCCACGCTGGCTTGGCGCGGAGCAAAACCGGCTTAGACGTTTTTCATTCGGCGGCCCAGCCTCGATAACTTTCCGCGTTGAGACAGAAGTTTTCGAGCCGATGCTAGAAGCACAAGCCGTCACGAGCGCCAGCAATCCAGTTTCGGTGAAACTCGGCGGCGGCGGCAAAATCAAAAAGACATGGCGACCACCAACTGTGCCAGCCGGTCATGGCGCGGCCTTCTCGCATGAGCGAGGCAACATTTCGCTCGCCCGCATGTGCGCGCTCCAGGGATTACCGGAAGGTTTCCTAGAAGGCGATGATTGCCCGCTGACAGCGCACGGCAAACGTAAGTGCATAGGCAACGGCGTCCCTCTCCCAATGGGCCGAGCTGTAGCTAAAGCCGTGAAGGCTGCGCTTCTGAAACAGGAGCAAGCGGCATGAACCTCCACCTAGCCCTGATCTGGATCATCCTCTCCATGTTGCTCGTCTCACAGGGACAGATGCAACAGAGCTTGAATGTGGCGCCGGAGGTTGAGAACGCCGCGATTAGGATTATGGAAGGGATGCCAACGCGATGAACAAGCCCTGGCCGACACCCGACGAACTTCCTGCCTGCTACTCAGGACTAGCACAGGCAATGGACGAATATCTGGAAGCCCAAGAGATCGGATTCGACGGGGGGATAAACGAATTTCTCGCCATGCGTCACGGAGAAATCGACGATGGGAATGACGAAGCTATCGCAGATCACGCCCTAGAGAGATTGTTTGCGCGGCATCGCTTCGCCCTTGTCGAGAAGATTTGCAAGAAATGGCTTGATGAGGTCCGGCGATGACATTAGCCAGCGAGTCCGGGCATTGGTATGACGCGGCCGGGCGACCAGCCTATGAGGTCGCGGCCCGGAATGGCTCCATGCGTCCGGCTACGTTACGTGATGCCCGCAAGCTCAATCTCGCACCATCAGTCTCAGGAATTATCAAATGTGCCGCCGCCGACGCCTTGGAGAATTGGAAGATCGACCAGGCCATTATGTCCGCGCTCACTCTGCCTCGGATTGATGGTGAGGAAACCGAGGAATTTGCCAAGCGTATCAAAAGAGATTCCAAGGAGCAAGCAAGGAAAGCCGCCGAACTAGGCAGCCTCATTCACGGCTGCATCGAAAAGGATTTGTGCGGCCTGCCTTATGACTACACCTACAATCCGCATGTTGATGGCGCGCTGAAAACGCTCGCCGCCTGGTGCCAGGGATTAGACGATTGCGGCTCTGAAAAATCCTTCTGCCATCCGCTTGGGTACGGCGGCAAGTGCGATGTGCACAAGCCGGGGTTCCTTGCTGATTTCAAGTCCAAGGACTTCACCGAAGATGCTCTGCCCCTCGCTTATGACAATCACGCAATGCAGTTGGCTGCCTACCGGGAAGGGTTCGCACTGTTTCGCGCCCGCTGCGCCATTGTCTACGTCTCGACCCGAGTTCCCGGTCTGACCCATCTCGTTGAGGTCGATCAGGACGATCTCGCACAGGGATGGGAGATGTTCAAATCCCTCCTAGCCTATTGGCAAGCCAAGAACCGATACATACCGCAGATTATCGACCAGAAACCCGAAGCCCGAAAAGGAAACTTGCAATGACAAGCGTTGATGAACTCTCCCCGCCGACCAACACTCTCAAGGCATCCGATCTCGATGGCAGCGAAGTTACTCTGACCATCGCCGGATACACCGTGAAAGAGTTTAACGAGACAGACAAAAAAACCGGACAGGCATATACATCCAAGAAAGCGATCTTCTCTTTCCAAGAGACGGAAAAAACATTCGTCTGCAACAAGACCAATAGAACGTCCATTGCCTACGCATACGGCAAAGAAATGGACGACTGGGTCGGCAAGCCGATCACGCTCTATCCGACAATGGTGCAGTTCGGGAATGAGTCGGTCGAGGCTATCCGAGTTCGCGTGGTGAAGCCGAACACTGGCAAGCCAAAGTTCCTCAAGAACGGCCCGAAGGATCAGCACCCCTTCGCTCCTGGCAATGACGAATTCTAAGCCATGATCGCCGTCGAAAAAGCTGAAGAGGCCGTGGACTTCTTGCGCGAGAGCGCCAAGGCAATCGAAACGCTTTGGGAGCAAGCGCGCATGAAGGAATCAATGGTGAAGCACGTCGAGGCTCTTTTGGTTAAGAGCTTCCACGAAGGTAAGACGCCCGCGACAGTGTGCAAGGAATATGCACGAGCCACCGAACGGTACGTGGAAGCCATTACTGAAGATGCCCAAGCAACGGCCGCACTGAAGGGTCTAGAGGCCCGCAGAGACGCCGCGAAAATCACCATCGGCCTCTACCAGTCTCAGGTGAAGGACCGACTGTGAACTATCTCGGCAAACCAATCCTCGGCAACTTCAAGCCGCCTAAGAATCCCAACAAAACGCGGGACAAGACCGCTCGGGAAAAACGGGAAGGCATGTCAGACGAGCATCGCCGAAACGTCGCCAAGCTCCCATCATGTATCTCAGGAAAGCGCCCATGCGACCCGCACCATCTTCGCATCAAAGCGGAACGCGGGGTCGGGATGAAGGCTACCGATAAATGGTGCGTCCCGCTAACCCGTGACGAGCATGACGAGGTTCACAAGGTCGGCTCACGGAAAGAGGCATCCTGGTTCAAGACACGAGGCATCGACTGCTACGTACTTGCCAACGCGCTCTGGTTCAATCGCGGAGACATATGCGCCATGCGAAAAGTCATCGAAGCGAACATGACTGTAGCGCGCACACCAGACTAACCGAAGAAGATAGAGGCGGAGAATGAGCGAGCCAGAGCTAAGCAACCAACGTCTAACCGAGATTGCAATAGCGGTCGCGGCTGATGCTGAGTTTGTCCTGCGCGGCAACGAACTTCCACTGCTTGTAGAGGCCGCTCGCGTGGGACGCATCGCTGTCCGGGGCTTGAAGGATGCGATAGCTGGCAACTACGCCCGCATCACCATTGACGGTCAAACATGGGTGAGGGTCGAAGAAATCCGCGCCGCCCGCGCCGAAGCGATTGAGGAAGCGGCGAAGGTGGCGGACGGCGAAGTACGCAAGCACGCCCAGGCCAGGTCTGAAATTCTCGCAGAAGGCGACTGCAACGACGATAGCGTGGACGAAGCCGACCTTCATCGTGCGAGCGAACTTACTGCCGAACATATCGCAGACACCATCCGCGCCCTTCAACGCATGGGGAAGATATGAGCGAGTTCGACGGAGCACCGCCAGAATGTCGAGGAAACTTCCTCCCTCAAGAGGGCAAAAGACCGAAAGCTATGACCCGCAGCGAGCCTGACGCAGACACAAACTCACCACTCAGCGTGGAGGAATTGGATGCTTATTCGTCAAGCGTGTACCACTGTCTCCAAACCGGCCAGAGATTTCACAAAACCCTAACAACTGATCTAGACAAGATCATCACCCTCGCCCGCCGTTCCATACAAGCTGCTGGAGGGTGGCGAGACATTTCGACAGCGCCGAAGGATGGGAGAGTAATTCTTTTATATGAACACGGAGAGTGGCTCGTTGGCTTTTGGTTTGATGGTCGTTGGTTACAAGGTGAGACTTGTAATTCTGCGATAGAAAACAAACCTAATCCAACCCACTGGCAACCCCTCCCCGCTCCCCCTCCCCCGGCTCAGGCAGAGGATTGGATACCGGAAATTTGTGAACTCTCTCATCAAGAGTTGGCCGATGAACTCCGCAAACAATACGACATCATGGCAAGCCATGATATTGACATACCCATTCTTATCGACGCTGCCAACGCATTAGAGGAAGCACCCTCCCTCCCTCAAGACGTGGCCGGGGAGCCCACCAGCAAGCCATTGGAAGAACAGGAGCGAGAGCCTGTTGATGAGAATTTTTTGCGGCATACCGGGTATGCAAGACCTGGCAAGGACGCACCGGCTCAATCGGCGGCTCCTGATTTTGACCTCGTTACACCGCAAGAGTCGTTTTACGCCCCAGGGTACGGAAACATTCAATGGCCAAAGCCCTCCCCCTCTCCCGCCCCCAATAGCGAGACATCAGAGGAACAGCAATGGCTGGAGAACATGAAGCGGCAAGCGCCAGAGATTGACGCTGAGGAAGTCGCATTCTTTGACGAACTAAAAAGGGCCGCCCCCAATAGCGAGGGGCTGGTGGCGCGGTTGAAAGCGTTTCGCGGCGCTGACAAGCTCGAATGGTATCTGAAAGCTTGGGACAGAATGCGTGGCTACATCGCAGATGGCGGCGGTGGAGATTGGCCGCGCCTATGTTTGGAATCATGGATTGAAGATTGGTTCGACCATGCTGAAGAAGCTGCTGTCGCCCTAGAGCGGGCAGAGCGAGAGAATGAGAGGCTGAGAAATGGCCTGGCCAAAACCACCGAGTATTACAGCAATAGAGTTTCCACCCAAGACGCCACAATAGCGAGACTTAAGGCGCTCGTTTCCCCCACCAAAGAAGCGGGGTAGGAGATGGGAGAGCGCCCGCCAGAGTTCATCACCAAGAGCGTGACGTGGGCGCCGGACTGCTACATGGTCAAGGTACATGTCAGCACATGCGGGGATTGCTGGTTCCGCTTCTTCGGCAAAACCGAACGCGAGGCCAATCGCAGAGCCGAGGCGTTTATAGCCGATACCACAGCCAAACATCTAAAGTCGCTGGCGGCAGTTCAGTCCCGCAGAGCGGGAAGGATAAGGCAGTCTCTTAAAGCCGCCCACGACGCTCCTGAGAGGGCTGAATGAGGCCCATTGGAGCCAAACAGATAGCGGTCAAGACGGGCTTCTCGGTTCGACAGATAGTTCGCATGGCAGCCTGTGGGAAAATCCCCGGTGCCCACCAACCATCTGGCCCCGGTGGGGCTTGGAGGTTTACCCTTGACGAGTTCGAGCCCTGGTGGCGCTCGACAAAGAGACGGGGGCAATCATGGGTGTCTATAAGAGAGGCAGACAATGGTGGGGGCGTGCCCAGCGTAACGGTAAGGAGCGGCGACACCCCCTTAAAACAACTTCTAAGGCAATCGCTGAGAGACATTATCGCCAATGGCTCGGCGAACTCGACGCGATAGCTTGGGGAGATAAACCCCGAAGGCTATTCGATGAGGCAGCCAAGCGCTTTGTCAAAGAGCACTTTCTGACTCTAAAGCCTTCTTCGGCAAAACGCTACGGTGTTTCTCTGGATTGGCTGGCAGATGAGTTCGAAGGCAAGTTTCTCGACCAGATCGGCACGGCAGCTCTTATGGAGTTCGAGCGCAAGCGCCGCGCGCAAGCATCTGTCCCGACCGTGCGGCGCGACCTCGCCTGCCTATCATCTATCTTCGGGTGTTGTATCGAATGGGAGTGGTGCGATCTTAACCCCGTGCCAGCCTATATGCGGCGCCGGAAGAAACGGGGGTTACGAGAGGCCCCGGCCCGTACGCGCTATCTGTCTCACGCTGAAGAAACGACCCTCCTCGCAAATGCTACTCCGGCCGTTTTTTCGGCTATTACACTGGCGATTGATACGGGCCTTCGCCGAGAGGAGCAATTCGGATTGACCTGGGACAAGGTAGACCTTCAAGCGAAGGCTATTTGGCTCGACGGTAGCACCAAGAGCGGGAAGCCGCGCCGGGTCCCCATATTGCCGAGGACGGCACAAATACTGGCACAGATGCCCCGGCACATTCGGAGCCCCTATGTATTCCGCCACGGGAACGGGGACAGGCTCAAGACTATGGAGAAGGGGTTGAAGGCAGCCAGGCGGCGGGGGGGCATTAGAGCCCTGAGGTGGCACGATTTACGGCGCACCTGCGGTTGCCGGCTGCTACAGGACTACGGACTATCTATGGAGGCCGTGAAGGAGTGGCTGGGCCACGAGTCGGTCCTTACAACGGAGCGGGCCTATGCCTTTTTAGAGTTTGAAAACCTGCATAACGCCGCACAAAAGTCGGCACAGGCATAGCGGATTCACGAGCTAATGTGCTATACTAAAACAGGAAATAGGAACAGCCACGCGGACTCTGACTCCGCCAGTCTTGGTTCGAATCCAAGTCCCCCAGCCATTTATTTCCTTGGAACACAAGAGGTTTAAGGTGACGGACAAATCAGCCATATCGGAACAATCGGACAACGCTGCCGCACAGAAACCGGCACAGTCAGGTTTCGTCTATTTCCTTGTGTCGGCCGACTGCGAAACGGTGAAGGTTGGTTACACCGACACGCCAGACATGCGCCTAGCCAATGCGAATACTTGGAGTGCGGAGGATTTGAATTGGGAGGCGTTGTTCCCTGCCAGCAAGGCTGATGAGCAGCGAATTCACGCGCTCCTTAAAGAGCACCACCTGAAGCGCGAGTGGTTCAGCTACAACGATACGGTAGCCGACTTAGTGGAGGATTTGCAGGACGCACGGCTATGGCTCGAAATCGTCGGCACCCCAAACGCATCTATCACTGAATGCTTAGCCGTCGAAAACCCAAAAGAGAAAATGGACTCATGGTGTGAGGCTCACCAATACGTAAGGGTCTCAGCGATTGATGAACCCATAACCCCCAAGGACCACACCCTATGAGCACGAGAGAGGATACAAGTTCTAGCTTGTTGCCTGAGTCAAAAAAACAAGCCAGAGATGTTCTTGCCAAACATTTAGAAAAGGCGTTTGGCACGGTTTGGCCGCTCACAGCAGCAGACGAAGTCCTCTCCGCACTAGAATCAGCCGGGTGGGCTATAGTGCCGGTGGAGCCGACAGAGAAGATGCATAAGGCCTCTTGGGGTAATGACGGGTACGGTGAAGAATACTGGTTTGAACCACGTTACCCAAACGAGTTTACGACATTCTGGCAATACATGCTCACCGCCACCAAGGAGGGATGAGATGGAGTGGCAGCCAATCGAGACGGCGCCGAAGGACGGGACGGTTATTCTCGCTACAAATCCTTTGTGGTGGAGTTGTTACCCAACTCTAAAGGACAAAAAGCAGTGTCCTTACGTTGCAATCCTTCAGTGGTTCGAAACGAATTTCGATGACTCGACCTTCAAGGAAGTTGGTCCCGGTTGGCGAGATTATAGAAACCATTATCACCCATTTGAAGAAGGCTCCGAACCCTCACACTGGATGCCTTTACCCGAGCCACCTAAGCCCTCTGCCTCGGCACGAAGGGAACCACGTTAGACTAAAGTCCGCACATGAAACCACAGCGCCTTGGTCAGCACTTCGTTGATCCTTTGCATCTCGAATAGGTCGAGATCCTTACGAAGTGTGATGCCTGGTGCTTCTGGGCCGTGACGTTCGTAAACCGATAGCGTGACCTGGCCTGGACTGCTCTCGACTACCGTGACGATAATGCCTTTTTCTGGTTCAGTCACCGACAATCACCACGTTCTTCTTGCGCGACCGACGAGCGGCGGCAGTGGCCTTTGGATGCTGAAAAAAGCGCACCTCGACCCTCCCGCGCGCATTCACCCGAAAGTCGATCTCGTGAACCAATCCGCAATGACAGCATTGCTGACGAAAACCGCGTTGCTTTGGCTCAAACCACTCGCCGTCGTCTTGGATGTAGCGGGCCATCACCCACCACGCTTCATAGTCAGAAATTGAGCACCTTCTTCCACATCGAGAAACGCGGTGATTGACTGACTCTCAGGATCGAAGATAGTCACGCCGGAACAGCCATCGCTCTGTTCTTTGAGTCCGAGTCGGCGGGCGAAATCGTCCATGAACTTGAATCCACGAACGCGCATGAAATGCTGGAAATGCCCCCGCGCGGCGTTCTCGAAACAGAACTTGGCGGCGGTGTGCTTGTCGCCGCAGACATAGAGATCAGCATCCTCTCCTAATTGCCCCTCCCGCATTGGCCCGTGCATCGGATTCCAGATCGAGTTGCCCTTGAAGTTGTGGGCGGTATAGATTTTGGGTTCCCATCCGTTGGGGAATCTGAGCGTGAACCGTGCCTCCCAATCGTGGCAGATCAGCTTGTGCGTCCCGTGACGCTTGGCCATCTGGGCGAGAATTGCCGAACCGTCGCCCCATTGGTCGTGGTTGCCTAGGAGCCAGATCAGCCAGCGAACGCCGCTATCGAGCATGAACCATTCGGCCAAGCGACGAGCGGTCTTAACGGACGTGTCCTGGTTGGCGTAGAGCCTCACCAGACGGCCAGTCCAGTTGTTAGTGGTATCACCTACGTTGGCGCCGTAAAGCCCATCAGTGACTTTGCAAAGCTCTACGTGACGCCGAAGAACGGGCCAATTGCAGCCGTTGTCGTCAAGGTGAGGATCTCCGAACCAGCATAGCCCGATCGGCTTGTTGTCTTTAATCTTGATCGGGAACCAGGTGTGTGCCTCATGCGAGGCCATGCGTTTGGTGAAGCGTTCGGCCTGAAGCTCAATAATCCGCTCAACTGGAATATCTTCGTCGGGGAAATCGGGGAATTGGACTTCTGGAGTTGGGGGGGCATCCTCTGTGTCCATCCCGCTCTGAGCGATGGCAAGCCGATTGCGGAACGTCGATGGCTTCCAGCCTAGAGCGCGGGCGGCAGCGTTCTTGCTGCCATGTTTTATATAGGCCGCGAGGGCGGCATCCAACTCCTCTTTGGTGTTAGAGCGCTGGTTCATAACCGCTCATTAGATGACAGAGTCCGTTTCACAAATCACCGTGTCGCGGTGGCCGCAATCCGGAAGCTGATAGCCGACGATCTCGCCAGTGTTTGTGTCCACCATCGGCGTGGGACACCCGACTCGCCAAACGCGCCAGCGCGAGTTCTTGTGCTGCTGATCCCAGTCCATTGCGAGTCGGATTCCGGCTCGGGCGCATTGCGTCTTGTCGGCGAAATTCGGGTTGAGCGGTATGACCGGATCGTCTTTCTCATTGAGCTTCATGCCTTCCGCCGAATCGTAAAGTTGGATCTCGTTGCGCCGGCACACCATCATCGAGTGCTCGGTCGCCCAGGTGAGATTTTCCCATTGCGTGAAGCGGGCATTGTTCGTCGCCACGTCATCGATCGGACCGGCAGAAATGGTCTTACATACGATCAGCACCAGGATGGGCGGGATGGTCACGGACATGGCTAAAGCTCCCAATCAGGAGGCGCGATAGGCGGTTGCTTGATCTTCGTCATTTCAGATCTCCAGCTTTAGGGTTTGTGCTAAAATTGGATCGACTGGCAATTCAGGAAACAAACGCTCCGACGATTTGGGAACGATGGTGAGGCCGGGCGGTGCCGCGTAGACATAAAGCCCGATCAGAAGCATGATCACCGCCATTGCCACTAGCAAGCTCACGGTGAGCCAGCCGATAATGATTGGACTGCGGTTGTGGGCGTAGATGTCCGCCTGATCGTCCGGGTGTAATCCCATGAGGCTGTCTGGGCGCGCCATCCGGGTTGGCCTACTTCATCATCACCAAGACAACGACCACGGCGACGACAACCGCGACCCACCACTTGTAAGTGGGAAGCGACTCCCACCAGGCTTTGAGCTTCTCCATATTGGTCATTGAGTTTTCTCCTTCACGACACATTTCGGAACTGGGTTTTTCTCGAGCTTGACGCTGGCATACCAAGTTAGATTCTTTACCTGCTTGACGATCTCCTGTGCCCGCTTCATGCACATCTCACGCGATGCGTGCCAACGCTGATCTGTCCACTCCAGGCATACGCGGTTTGCGTTCTGATAAATTCCGCAAGCGACGACGACAGCAAGGAACTTCATCATTTCTTCGGGCCGTAGGCCACGCGAACACGTCCATACCAATCCAAAAGGTCTCTTCCACACCGGCTCTTAGCGAGTTCGGACTTGCGCAACTCGGCTACCAGAAGCACGACCTTCTCGCGGGTTAGGCTTGAAATCGGAATGGTGGTGAGCTGCTTGAAGCACCCGGCATAGTGAGCGGGCGCATGGGGCAGTACCACGCCGGGAGGAACCGCGCCCTTCGGATCGCAGCCGGGCACCACGCCTGCGGTCAGGAGGAGCAGTAACAGAGGCGTCAACTTCATCATTTCATTTCTCCGATTGCCTTGAGCTCGTCCTCGAATGCCGCGATGGGGCACGACCCGTCGTCCTTATGCTTTGCGATGGCCTCAACCACCTTGAGATATAGCGCCTGCGCTTCGGCAAGCTGCTCGGCCTGGTGCTTCGATTGCTGGCTCTCGTAATTGCGGACCTCGTTCAGCGCCGCGAGATCGTGCGCCAGCTTGTCCTTCTCGGCCTGAAGTTGGGCGACTTGCATGGCGGACTTGCAGTCCCCGCGCGCGCCCAAATATCCCGTCCCGTAGGTTCCCACGAGCATGATGGCGCCGACTCCGGCTGCTATTCCATAAGACGACAACCCGCCGACGAAACGGGATGCAAGTGCAGCAGCGATCCCGACCACGCTCCCGACCGCAGCTAGGATAAGCGTGGTCGTGATGGCGGAGAATATCGTCGAAAAGAAATTGGCAATCATGAAGCCACTCCTTCGAAGACGCCTTGGAGGCAGAGCTTCCGCTCCTGTGTCCTACGAGTGACTAATCCCTTGAGCGTTCGGCCTTTGGCCTTAGTCCATTTCATTAGTGCGTTACACGCCCCGCGCAGGTCGTCCGCATTTGCCTTATAGCGGATGCTCGACCGACAGAATCCGCCAGTCCCTACGTTGTAGGTGAAGGATAGAAAAGCTACGTAGGTTTTTTCCGGGAGAAGATCGGGGAAGGTCAGGCACTTCCGCATCCCTGCCTCATGGCGGGCAAGTCCATCGATAAACATGACATCGCATTGTTCCTTGGTGAACTTCATGCCTCCCTTGATGCCCTTGGTTTCGCCGTAACAGGCCGTCCAAACGCCGATGACATCTTGGTAGGCGTAGAGGCGCAGGCCCTCGAAATTGCCGACCACAGTTATCGCGAGAAGGCCGAGCGCGGTGACGACCCCGGCAGCAGCGCCAACCCCCTTCAATCGAGAAGCCATATCGTGAGTTCCCCTATCTCCTCAGCGCAACGTCAATGTGCGTGATGATGCGCCGCTCGGTTGCGTCAAGGTCATCCTTCGTCGCGAGTTCCTTCGCAACGTCAGTCTGGAACTTCAGAAATTCCTCGTAATTGTCAGCGATGCGACCTTCTATGATGATCAGGTGGTCAGCGGTCATTTTCTTGTGCTCGTCAAGTTCGGACTTGCGTGCGTAGGCCATTCCGCTGCCATTGCCATTGTGCTTCTTCCTGTCTCTGAAGACGACCCACAGCAGATAAAACGAGAGCGCGACGAAAAAACCGAGTACCCCAAACTTTTCAAGGACTGCCGATACAGCCTCACCGATGATGCCTTCCATCCCCCTCGCCTCCGTAGATGAATGCGGCGAGCCATACGGAGTGCGACACCGCGAGAATCCAAGCCCAAGATTGGTCTGCGGCAATGAACCAAGTGCCGCCGACTGGCTCATAGCCGTCAGGATATTTCCCTGAAACTAGCGCTAGAGAAATCGACACAATCTGCAAGACTAAAAGAAATTCCTGAGGGGAGAAGAGCAGTGCGCGCGTCAGACGCGTGGCATGAATGCCTCTACTGCTCCCGATGACCGCCATGACGCCAGCGGTCAAGAGCAGCATGCCAGCAAGCCCGCCATTCGTATAACCGAGCAAGTCTGCACCACTAACCAAAAGTGCGAGCGGAGTGACATTCAGCGCGGCCGGATTCACTAATACAGCAATTCCCGAAGTGATATGCGCCAGCCCGACAAGCAGCCCGACGAACAACGTTTTAGTAGGAATCACGTCAAATGCTCTCACCGCCGAAGGGACGGCAATAGTGCCTGTTTTTGTCCAGTCAGCCACAGCACATCGTTCCCCCAGTCCCAGATGACGGTGCCGGAACGATAGGCGGCGATTGGCCGATATGTTTAGGAAATTCCCCCTAGATAAATCCCAGTTCGAGCGTCATCACGCCCTTGAGCACGGTGGCCACCTCTCCATCGGAGAAGCTGACCTGGGCTTCGTGATAGTAGTCTCCTGGCGTCAGGCTTGATGTGTCCGCGGCGTTGAGCGTGATGCGGAAGGTATTGGTTCCGGTGATGGCGATGCCCGAGCCGCCCGTGGCCTTGCTAATTACCGCCGAGGAGCGGTGCGATTTGGTGGCTTTCCAATTGATGGTGGCGCCGCTGATCGTGGTGGCGCTGCCGTCAGAAATCTCAGTGACCGACACATCAATAAGCTTGGTATCGCCACGCGTCATGGAGAAATCGGTGATCTCCATTTTAGTTCCCCGCCCCTCGTTCCAGCTTGCCGTGCAACTCTATTGTCTCGTCATGCTTAGCATGAAGCTCGATAATCTCGTCATGTTTGGCATGGAGCGTAATCAGTCCATAACCGGCAAACACGGCTTCCAACTGATGGATGAAGAATTGTTGGAGGTGCGTTGGCAGACCCCTGGGCTGTAAAAAGGCGGAGGGCTCGCTGAGAGGCATGAACCACTCAATTGCCTCCGGGCCGGGGCCAGTGACGGGCTCAACCCTGATAGGATCGATTAGCGATGGATAGAGCAGGTATGAGGCTGGCGATGGCATGGCGGTGAGTGTAAGCTATGGCATCATTGGTAGTTTCAGGTTTTTCCTCAGATGACACAACCTCCCCACATCGTTGCCGATTATGTTGTCTCGGTTGAGCAAGACGAGGACACGATGACCGTTACTTTTGCCTTGATGCGTGGTCCAGCTCTGCCTACTGTCGGCGTCGTCACCCTACCCATCAAGTTCTGGCAGCAACTCGGCGCTAGGGCGCGTAACGAATCCTCATCCCCACTACCAGCCAGCCGCCGTCATAAGAGCCGGGAAGATTCTGCTCCGTGACCGCTACGCCGTTTCCAGAAATGTTCCCCGGTGCGTAAGAGCGTGGGCGCGAACCGAACAGCGGCATGGTGTAGTTGTTGGCGTGGGCTCCGGCGTAATAGCTCGCCCCATCGTTTGGCACATTGAAGCTTGTTGCCACTTCCGCCCAGCCACCACCCGGATGCGAGAGCGTGACTTGATGCGCCACGTCTACTTGCCAGGCTACAGTCTGCTTGACGATCTTGAGCGGAAAACTAGCAGGGGCGCTCGAATAGCAGCCAAGAGCGGTGACGACCCGCCCCGGATCGAGCGTCATGCCCCGGTCGATATAGGTGAAGTTCCCGGTGACGGTGTTGGCGAAGATCGCGCCTATTGTTTCCTCTGTCTCCGACGGCGGGGGCGGTGGGGGTGTGGCAAGCGGTAACGGCGGTGCAGCTAGGCGATAGCCCCTTATATGGATTTGCCCTTCATGCCCGGAACTGACAGCCACATAGAAGGTCGTTTGACCCGGCTCGATGTCGATCCAAGCTCGGTCGAGCGAGGTCATGCCACCTTGATTCTGAACGCTGTAAGCTTTGGCCTGCGTGCGCTCATGGAAATAGGGGATCGCTGGATCGAATATCGTTCCCGCATTGACTTGAGCAATGTTGCTTGTATCAGTCCGTTTTGCTTCGAGCCGCATGAACACCGCATCGGCCAGCCCAGCCGGGACGGCATCCGACACGTCGATGGCACTCCATGCCCCGCTGGTCATTATCGCTAGCATGGCAGGCGTGCCGAAATCCGCGTAAGCGTGGTCGAACCACACGTCGCGGTTATTGATAATCTGGCGAATGAGCGTAGTGCGCGGGGCTATCGGGTCTCCGGTGGTCCGGTCAACCGTGCCCCAATTCCCGACGACGCGCTTTAGGTCTCGGTTCGGCGTTACGAAGGGTTCGGTCGGGACGAGATCGACGTTGCTCCCATCTGCATCGCAACAAAGCCAAAGCCAGGTATGATCTCCTCCGCCCGAGCGGGGCGGAATGGTAAGCGTGCCGTTCCAGCTTACGAACGGTGAACCACTCTCCCACATCGGCTCGGCATAGATACGCGCCTCGATCCGGTCGTCGGCCCAGTCACGGTTGCCGTCGAGATTCCGCATCCAGACTGACATTAGATATATGCCATTGTCGGAGTGGTGAAATTCGCCGTCCAGCGCGCGATGCCTTTCGACACTCGAAATTCATCAATCCACCCATTCAAATTGTTGGTGGTAGCAGGATTGATGCCGCTGGCCGCAATGGCTGGGCGTGACGTACCGTTGAGATAGTCATTACTGTCGGTATAGGTGGAACCTTCCTGCGTGCCACTAAGAAACAACTTCGTGCTCGTTCCTGAGCGCGCGAGCGCGACGTGATACCATGTATCCGCCGAGAGCGTCGTTGTTCCGGTAATACGGTCGGCGCTGTTCTGGAAAAACACAACGACATTGCCAGTACTGATATAGATGGTAGGATAAACTCCATTCGTCGCGGCTGGCCTGCTATCATACAACACGTATTGAACGCCGGTCGCGGCGAGCCGTACCCAAAAATCGACCGTGAAAGTGTTAGTTCCGAAGGCAAAATCAGCGCCTCCATCGTTGGTTAGATTATCCCCTGTCCCATCGAACTTGCCGGAAGCTCCTCCAAATTTCGATTGGGCTGTATCTATTTGAGCATCGGCACCAACGGTGACGGTATGCGCCGATGCCGACGAATCGGTGAAGGTTGTCGATGCATCGGCTCCATTACAGTGTAGCAAGAGCTTGGTGAAGCTGTCGTTGCCAATTGGAACTGGCAACCCGAACGGCATACTCGGTCGAAGATGCCCCATCGCGTCGTATTTTATGAGTTCGAGATTCGCCGTCATGCCCGTTAGAACCGTCCCCGCAGAATCTCATTGAACCGCTGCTCACTCACACCACCAGAAAAACGGCTACGCTCGATCTCGGTCTCAAGAAATTCCACTCGTTCCTCCCACAGCCGCGTCTCGGCGTTGACGCAAGTGGAGCAAATCAATCGCCCCGAGCGATAATCGACGCCCCCTAAATCTTCCGGGGCGCATCTCGGCTTGACATGCACCACGCGGCTGCAACGGGCACAGGTGAAGGTCGAGCATTCCTTCACCCCATCCGGGCTGGTAAGAATGGCAAGCCCTTGCTCTTTATGCATTCCGCACGTCCCACATGAAATGCACCCTCGGAGTGGTACCGAGATTGCGAATCCCGTGTTCCGCTTCGGTATTCACTTTGTAAGCTGAGCCCGGTTTGAGCACGAAGGATTTTCCCCCGCAGTCGAACCACGCTGCGTCATTGGACAGGAGCGGCACATGCACGCGAGTAATCCAATTGGGAGGTTGCGCGTCGGTGTGCGGTTCGATAGAGTGTCCCTGCATCACCACTGAGAGCATCAACTGATATGCCGCGCAGCCGGGGAAATAACCCGACAGCCAACCGACAATCGCCGCGGCTTCTACACCGAAGCCATGCCACGTTAGATCGGTGACCATGGCCGGGCGCAACTGTTCATCGACTTTGTGTTGCTGGGGCCAATCTGAAAAAGGTATGGCGGCAATCCACGCCGCCATCTCTGTAATGTCAACAGATGCAAACGGCTCACACGAACCAGTGAAGCGCATCGACTATTCGTGAAAGTGCAGAGTGCTCACCATCGTGCCAGTATAGGCAGCGCTCTTAGCGCGCGAGCCGATACCAGCAACGTCAGTGGCCGGAACCACTAGCTCTCCCCCCGGCGCCGCAACCCAGCGGTAAGAAGCGCGCTGGTTGATGGACAATTCGATGAGTTGTGTGGCTGCTGTAACCGTAGGTTCGATGGTGTGATTGACCGTCTCGGTGATAAGGGCCGCCGCATCCCCGCCATCAAGTGGAGACGCAACCGCCGCCGTGCCCGTTCCCACCGAAGTCTGCCGGTCCAGCTTAACCGTCACTTGGTTATCGGCTGGGGTTCCATCCGCCCCCCACATGGCGTCATAGATCCACGCCTTGCGCAGCGTGGTAGCGCCGGTCGCCGCCGTGAGCGACACCAGCGTCTTATAGGTAGTGGTCATGGCCTGTTGCGTGCCAGCGTGGCCAGTGCCAATCGTGTAGCGAGCCATGGAGTGCCCCCAAATTGCGAAATCTTGGGAGCACGGTAAAGCGCGGACCTAGTGGCGCCCTAAGAAATTCCCTGCTAGAATATCAAAGATATGCGCGACGCCTTAGCCATCGCTATCATCGGGGGCGCGGGCGCAATCTTTGGCACGCTCGCCTGCTATTTCGTCAGCACGGCCGCGGTGCCTTCTCATATGACTTTTGCGCCTTGGCTTGGCTGGAGATTATGGGTGTGGTTGCCTTGGGCAATCGTCGGGGCTCTATTAGCCATTGGGCTAGTCTGGGCACTGCGCCGCCAATGAACGCCCATTCCTATTTTCTCGGCACACTTATCCTCATCGCCATCATCTACGCCGAGCCGGAAGGCTGTCAGCGCACGCCCTCAAACAGTCTCGAACCGCCGCCACGCGGAATGGCTTGGGATGGAGAACGCAAGAGATAGCGTTGTCCCTGTTCCTTGGCGATGCGCCGTTCCATGCGGCGGAGATAGCCAGGGTTCACCATCTCCTGGAGCTGATATAGGATGAGGTAGTCGAGCGCGGCCCGGGTATAAAACAGGTTTACGAACGGCGTGTTGTTCATTGCTAACCGAAGGGCATTACCCGCCACATCATCCCCTGCCATAATACGCGCTCGCAACTCGTCAATGTCTGAGATGATGCCGAGTCCTGGCCCTGCCAGCGTATCGAGTAGCGAGCGACCGAAGCGGTTGGTTTCCCCGAGCATAAAATCCCCGTAGAGGCCGAAGCCGCCGCCTTGCGTCATGGCGGCGATCCAAGTCTTATAGTCCATCGGGTCACGCGGGGTCTGTCCGCGTTGCAGCGATTTCATGCTCATGGCGAGATAACCAAGTGCCGTGGACGAAGCGATATACATAGCCAGCCCGAGTTTGTCGGCCTTGCCCCCCGGATTGCCGTAGAGCTTGCGCCCCAGAACCTTAGTGGTGACGGTGAGCGGGAACGCCTTAAACTGCATCAAATAGCGGAGCGCCTCGCCTTCCGGGGTTCCGGGGCGATAGCCCCAAGTCATCATCGCTCGTTCGCGCGCTCCGGGAGTCGGCACGCCGAACTCGGTCACGTCCACAAAGTAGGTGCGGATCGCCGTCTCGATTCCTTCCCGGTCAACCACTGGATCAAGCCCATGCTTAGTAAAAGCCTCATCGGGCAAATCGCGGATGATGTCAGGCAAGAGATAGGTCTGGTCATCAACCTTCTCTATGAGCTGCCGCGCGACCTCCCATTTCTTGGCGTCGATACCGTATTGACCAAGGATGAATTTCATATGGTCGGGCAACTTGTCGAACACGCTTCCGGCATGGGCAGCTAGAGAGCGGGAGGCGAACATCGCCAGTCCGCGCTTGTTGGCATCGGTCCAGCCAGTTAGAAGATTGACCTTGAAGAACATCCGCACGGCGCGACTCATAGAGCCGGAAGGGCTATCCACGGCCCCAAAGCGTTCGGCGATGCCGCCAATCATGCCGTCTAACCCTGCCCGAATCCGGTCAGCAACCGCGCGCCGTTCCTTGCTCGGAATCCCCTCAAAGAAAGTTGAAACCGATTTAGCCAGCGGGGAAAGGATACCGCCGCCGTCCATGTAACGAATTTGCGCGGCCTTTGAGGCAATATCGGTGATTGACGATAGCACCGCACCGCCAAGCTTGGCCATAGAGATAATAGCCCGGCTTGAACGGCCGACCGCAGCCCGTGTCGGATTGGTGGCCACACGTGATTGGCCGGTAATCTCGTCTAGCTCCCAGCCCAGGAGATTGCGCCGCAAGCGGTCAACCTTCTCTGGTGTGTCGGAGGATTCCTTACGCAACGTTTCTGCTACGTCATCGAACAATGCTCGCGGATTTGGGCCGAAGGTCTCCATCAGGGCGGTGTTGCGCGCCATGCCGATGAACTCGCCGAGCACCGCCTCGCGCAAAGTACCGGTGCCGAAGCGCTCGTTATAGGCCATCCAGGCATCAGCATCCTTGAAATGCAAAACCCGGTGCTGTGAGATGCGCTTGCCCAGATTGCCCGGCCCCTTGAAAGCCAGGTTGAGGTCTATATCCGCACCTCTTGAGGAAAGCTGCTCGCCGTTGACGATGGTGCGATAGGCTTCTCTTAGAAACTCGTCTGAGTTGGAATCGCCGAAGGTGCGTGGGTCGAGTAGCGGAATCACCGCATCGCGCCACGCCTCAAAACCCGCCTTGCGAACCTTGGTCATGTCGTGCGACTGGCGGGTAATGTAGCCAGTCAAGGGTTTCACCCAAGAACCTGACCGATTTTGCTGGTCAAGCGCCAGCTTGCGGTATTTGTCTATCAGTTGGGCGATCTTAACGGCTTCGGGAATGGCCGAGCCTTTGGCTTCAGGCTTAGAGAGTTTTTCCAAAACCCTGGCAACCTCCAAATCCATATGCCCGGTGTTGAGATGCACGAGCAGTCCGTTGCGTTCCAATTCTCCGATCAACCCGCCCATATATTTGTCGAACAAGGCCATGCCCTTGGCATCGACCGAGAGACGCCCGCCCGCTAGAGGTTTGTTGATGCCGACCATGGCCGCTTCCAGTCCGAGTGATGGATCGCCATAACGCTCATCGGCATCTCTCCCCATGGCGAGCAGGCGCTGCTTGGCGGCTACGTTCAGCGCGGCGTTGCGCCGCTCGATCAAAGCGGTCTCTTTGATTTCCTCGGCAATGTCGCGGGCGACTTTCGACCATTGCTGGTCATGACCGAGCGTGCTTGAGTCGCGCGTCTGCTTGAAGCGGCGGCGCAGTTCCTCGGCGATGAATTTGATCTCTCCTTCGGTGAGCGTCTTGCGCGCCGCAAAGGCTTCGGTCAGGGCACCTACACAATCGTCTTTGGCTTTGGCCACAGTGTCAGCCCTTTCTCGAAATGCAGAGCGCCAGTTGATTTACTGCCTCACCCCACTCCTCGGCAACGGTAACATTCTCGTTGGCGGTGTCGAGTTCCTTTTGCCCTTTCGGGTCGCCTTCAACTTTTGGCATTGGTGGCTGTTCAGTCTCGCCTTTCGGAAGGGCATCCGATTCCTTCGGTTCCAAATTGCGCGCATCGACCATGGCCTGCTCGATCAGCTCTAATGCCTCGGTATCGAATTGCTCGGCTTGGGCGACGTTGAACTCGGTGACGGGCTCGACCCCTGGCGCTTGAATTGACTCCTCAAAGTCGGTCTTGGATTCTACCAGGCGGTTGATGGCTGCCTTGTGGGGAGCGATGGCTTGGGCGCGTTCGGCGGGCGCAAGTGGCACACGATTGATTGCTGTTGCTTCGTTATAAGTCGCCGCATCAAGCCCAAACTCTGGCCTCTCATCAGAGAAGGCAGCGCGCTCCGGCTCAAATGCTCTTGCGAACTCAAGTGCCTCGATCCTATTTAGGAATTTCCCATCAGGCGTCGCATACCCCATCGAATTGGCAATCTCCGGACTATCGACATCCGCCGCTAATTCCTCTCTTGACATAAGATCAGTGTGAACTTGACCTGGCCTCCCCTGCTTGATTGCGCCATCGGGCATCCGTCTGGCCACAACCAACTTTGGTGGATTTTTCGTCGCACTCGCATCCGCGAAACCCCGATCCACCTCGAAGATGGGCGCGACATCGACTGGCTTGCCCTCGACAAACTGGGCAACCGCCCCCCGCATGGCCCCTTCCACGGCCTCAGGCGAGGCCCTAAGGGCTGTTTCCGGTAGGGGTATATCGAGAACAGGCAGGGCCTTAGTCCCCTTTCCTGACTTTATATATGCGGCACGGTCGGCAACGGCCCCGACGCCAACGTGCAGGCCCGCGCCGATAGTGGTCCCGAGCGCGATATTGAGCAGTGCGTCGCCCATGGAATAGTCGAGTTGAAGCTGCTTGGAGAGCCCATAGGTCAGAGGTTCGATGGCCAGCGAACCGACGAATCCCGCCTCTGCGCCGGAAGCCACCCGAGCCGTGGCCCGACCGGCTGTTGCGGTAATGCTGGCAAATCGCGCTTCTCCCATCACCGGGATGAAGGCCGAGGCGATATTGAGCGGATCGACCACCGCGCCCATTAAAGCCGATCCGAACCGCACCCCTTTGGCGGCTAGGTTCTGAGGGCTTGCCGCAATAATCTCCTCCCGGTGCATATCCTCTTGCCGACGCTTGGAGGTCATCTCCGCAACCCGCCTTGGCGTTGGACGATTGAAGGTCACGCCGAGATGGCCAAACTCGGCTTTTACCTGCTCGGGAGTGAGCATCACATCGTCATCAGGCTCTGGTTGACGCGAGGGAAAGGCATAGCCAAACGCCTCAATGGCTTTGGTGTAAGCCCCAACAATGGGCGAGACCGCCAGGGGTGCCGTTTGCCTGCGAAAGCGTTCCGGGTCTTCTTGTTGGTATTCGCTCAAGAGCTGGGTGGGGCGAAGCCGGGGATCTTGGGTGATCGCTCCCACCGACTTGGCAAGTGTGGTGGGCAGCCCTCGTCCGCCGAAGTTGTGCAGGAAAACATCGTCCTCTGTTTGCCGGGTTGGGAGGGGCATCTTCAGGGCAACTCAGGCCGCGCGATAGAGGGCAAGGCTTCCAGTTCCTTAGTCACCCTCTCAGCCGCTCCCTTCTTGGCCAGTACCGGAATGTCAGCGAACTTGATTTCGTAAGGCTCGCCCTTCGCGTTGAATAGCCTAGTGAAGGACACGCCGTTGCCCATGGGCACGAGCAGGGTTAGTCCGTCGCCACGGTCGTTGGTCGCCCAAATGCCGTAATTGGCAGCGGTCTGACGGGTGCGGTCCTTACGGAAATTGCCCTCAACGTTTCCTTGCTCAATGAAACTCTGTGCCGATTGAGCCTTCAACTCGTCGGGATTCACGCCGAGATAATTGAAAACCCCATCAAGCAATTTCTTCTGCTCTGGCGTGTATCGAGCGCCTTTCATATCCTCCGTATCATATTGCCGAAACGTGTAGCCTCGGAAAAGTTCAGGCAGTCCGTTGGTATCAAGCCATTCTTCAAAGCTCTTTTCCTCTCCCTTCGCCCTAACCTTGTCATATATCTTATGGAATCGCCAATCTTGATATGGCGTCAGAGAGTCCTTAAAAGTGCTGTAGATGTTGGCCAGCGTTTGGTCGGTTTTCACCAGCTTGTGCGAGACAATATCGCCCAACACATCGAGCGCCGAGGCCGACTTGTCCAACACTTCAATGCCTGCCTTATCGAGAGGAAGATTGGCGGGACGGTCGTAGTGCTTGCCCTCCCAATCCCATCCTTCGTCGCCAGCATCCCAAAATTCCAACATCCGCCTGTCAGCTTTGTCCTTCTTCTCGTTATAGACGGCCGCCATCCCGAAGCTTTCAGGAGTCCCAGGTCTTGTCGCCGTTGGCACGCCGATGCTCTCGGGCTCAAATTCATCAATGCGCGACCGCTTCTGCATGAACTCGGTCGCCGCCTCGATCTCGGTTTCGGAGAGGCCAGTCTCCTTGGGCACGATGGCGCGGATATTGTCCCCAACCACGATCTCGACGTTATCCTCGATCAGCGCCACGGCCCGCCGCTGCGCCTCGCTCAAGTCTCCGGTCAGGCGGTAATGGTTCAATCCAACTTTCTTGGCTGCCTCGATCAGGCTTGAGGCTTGTTGCTTGGCGCTCTCGCCGTAAGGGCCGAACTCCCAGGCTTGGCGGAAATCGGTTAGGCTCTCCTCAATCGGATTGAACAGATCAGCATCCACGGTCTGCCCCGCCGCGCCCAAATCCTTTTTTAGCGTCTCGGTGGAGACACCTAAAATTTGCGTCACCGAATTAACCTGCGCCGGATTTTGCACCGGATCGAGCAGACCCAGAATTTGGAATTCAGCCGGGAGCTTCTGATCGACCAATTCGCCATAAACCTTAGTGAAATAAGAGCCGGTCTCGTCGCGTAG